GTACACTTTAATCCAATAAATTCTTGAGTATGCCTATTTGTTTTTCAACATCGGAAATTTCTTGCTGTATTTTTCGGGAATAATCTTTTGTTTTGTTTAATTGTTGAAGAATTCTTGTTGTCAGCTCAGACAGTTCTTCGGCTAATTTTAATAAAACTTTATCTTCTTTATTCATATGTGAGAGACTCCGATTTTACTTATCTTTTTCATTGAGCTTTTTAATTGTATTGTATAATCAATTATCTCTAAAATTTGTTTATTATGCTTTTTTTCTTTTTTTGTTTTGCTTTTGCAAAATCTATCGTAGACTTCGAATCTTATTTCGTTAATTTTCTGGTCAGTCATTAATTGATATTCCCTTAGCTTCGCAATAAGCTACTGCGTAACCAGTCTTAAAGTTAAATCTTTCGACAAACAAAACGAGCCCCATGATTACATAGGGCTCCCAAGTTAAAAATCCGAAATTAAGAAAAAGTATAAAACTAATTAAGAATAAAGGGCAGAACTTGTTGAGGGAATAATTTATTATTTCCTGTATCACGAAGCTCGTGTTAGGGAAATAATACGATCATGCCTAAAAGAGCGAATCTCGTTTCTTGCAAAACAGAATGCTTTAAACCCAATGTTGTTGCGCTCTTCATTTTTGTTTCCAAAGGACTCGGTCAACTCTGGGCGACCAATTTCATAAGTCTTAACGGCGTTGTCAGCATTTTTATAAACAATAAAGTATTTTTGATTTTTCATTTTTTTGATTTTTGATTTTAAGTTAAACATGCTTGTATTATACTATATAATGGATTGTATGTCAAGGGTAAAAAATTAATTTCCTGTGCTTCCGAATCCACCTTCTCCGCGATCTGTCTCAGATAGCTCGTCAACCTCTTCGATATCGACCCAAGGAAGCTTCATAATAATTAATTGAGCTATCTTGTCTCCGTTTTTATATTGCTTGCGGCCTAATTCGGGAATACTCATTCTTATTTTAATTTCGCCGCGATAGCCAGAGTCGATGACTCCAACAGAATTTCTAAGATAGTGATCTGTCTTTGATATACTTGATCTTGGGAAGATGTAGCCTACATGGCCTTCAGGTATCTCCATAGCCAAGTCTGTTCCGTATTCAATAAAATATCCGTTGCTGACCGTTGTCGTCGCAATCAAGTCAATTCCTGCGTCGCCTTTCTTGGCATAATTGGGAATTTTTGCTCGATCATTTAATTTTTTGATTTTTAATTTAATTTTGCTCATTTTTTATTCTTTTTTTGTATTTTTTGTGTAGCACGTGAGGCTTTCTGTCGAAAATTTTTTTTCAGATTTGGAGTTATTTTATTCTTACTTCTTTCCATGAGACCAGTTTTGCCTTTACTAAATCTCTTATGTGTCTTTGTTTCTGACTGAGTTGACTGTTGCCGCTCTTCACTTCAATAAAAGTTATCTCATCATCTCCGAATGAAATATAATCTATGGGCTGCCCTAAAAAAGAACACCTCTCAGGCTCAAAGTCAAACTGATCCAGAAACGGTGCAAGCGTTTCTGCTATATGACCCAACCTAACTTCACCACTTTTCTTTTGCGATAAAACTTTTTTGCGAGCCAGCGTTTCTTCTTCCAGCTTTTTCTCTAATTCTTGTTGCTTGGTTATTAACTCAGATTCTTTTCTTTTTGATTCTGCATTATTTAATGCGGTTATATTTTGTTGCTTGGATATGCTTGATTGAAGCTCTTGTATGGTTTTATTAAGATTGAGCTCTCTACCTTCAGTTCCAGCCGTCTTTTCGTTGAGTTTCTGCCTGAGAAACTCGTTCTCTTCTTTTAGAGCTTTCTCTAGTCCGTCACTTGATTGCTGTTCTTTAAAGAACAATAGGTATAAGACTCCGCAGACGGAACAGAACAGAAAGAATTCGGTCATTTACTTTTTCCAAAGTTGAAACGATTTTAATTTCTTAATTTCTTTTAACTCTACTTGAGTAAGTTCTTCTTTTTTGTCTGGCCTTTTGTATATTCTATACTTAGCTCTTTTTGCCAACGATACAAATGGTAAATCATAGCGAATTTTTTGAGAGCTACCGCACCAAGCCACAATTTCTTTTCTGTTCACGAATACAAAATCATCTGTTCTTTCAAAAACAATAAAGTCTGCGTCTCCATGTAGCCACCCTGGATTTCCCAGAGGATTTTTGAACTCTAGCCACAACCAGTCTTCATTTTGTTTTTTATTTTTAATTTTTTTAAGATCTATTCTTATGTAGGTCGCTTCGCCTTTTGAGTTTTTACCCTTTAAGATATGAGAAACGTTTTTGCAGTTTTCTCTATAGCTTTTTAATTTTTCTGGAGCGTAACCCCTTTTCTTTGCTAGCTCGTCAAAAGGGAACTTTTTATTTTTATTAGATTCTTCCATCTAGCGTATTCTTGACGGAGATTCTGTGTGAACCACTTTAACTTTCTTTACATCAGGGTCTTTGTATTTTTTTAATACTCGAACTAGTTGACTGGCTCTCTCTTCTGCGGCGCTTTTATCTGTGTAATTTTTGTCTTCTACTCTTCTAGAGTTTCTTGTAACTACGTAAACTTTGTTTTTTGGTTTTGTGCTCATGTTTATATTGATTGAATTAATTGTTTTCCAAAATTAGTGATTTTTCTTTCTCCATCGATTTGCATAAAATTATTTCTAAGAAGGTACACTTCATGGTCTCTTCTTAGGCTAGTTGGGCTTAGCCCTGTGACCGCAGAGAGGGTTTGAAGCTTGCAACTTCCTCTTTCTGAAAGGATTTCTAAGATTTGGCGCTCGGTGCATGTTATACCGTGAGGAAGTATTCCAAGCAGGTCGGTGAGAAATTCGTAGTCTTTAACCTCAAAGGAATTTTTGTTCTCTGACTCGCAGTACAAAACTATTTCTCTCGATCTCATTACAGCATTTCTAGCATTACCTCTTACGGTTTTAGCTGTCATTTTCAATGACTCATCAGTGAAATTTATTCCTTCGCAGTTGAGCTTGATTATCTCTCCGAGGTTTTCTTCTGAATACTGCTCAAAATCAACTGTGCTTAACCTGTCTTTCAGTGGAGGAAAGAGTTTGTCGCTCTCCGTCGTGGCAAAAATAAAAGTTTGCTTGGTGAAATCGAATGTAAAAGTTTGCTCGTCATAAACAAACTCTTTAGTGTTTGTTTTTTCGGTATTAAAAATTGTTAAAAAAGCCATGGTCAAATCCTTTGGAAGAGCGTGGGCTTCATCAAACAGAATTGTAATTTCATTGTTCATTACCAATGGAATAAAGATCTGTTCAAAGAACTGCGCATTATTCTTTATTGTCGAGCAATTCAACTCCAGAAATGGGCGCTTGCTTCCATCTTTGTTGTTGAGTTGTTTTGCGAATTCTTTCGCGAACAAAGTCTTTCCTAAGCCTTTAGCTCCAACCAAATTTAAAAATGGACAAACGCTTGTTGCTTGATAGGCTTTTATATAGAAGTTTAATTTCTTCTTTACGTTTTCTTGTCCGATTAAATGTGAGAAATAATTATTCATCGCTAAAGTCTGTCAACGCGTACTCGACCTTGTCTTCTACTGACTGAAGTTTGCTAAAATCATTAGAAACTTTTTTGTTTGACAAGTAGTTTGCATATAATCTACCCTTTACCCAATCTTCACTAACGGGAATTGAAGTAACTTCTTGCGACAAGAGATCCAGAATCTCATCTACCGAAAGGGAAACAATTGAAGCGCCGCTCTTGGTTGAGTTGCGGCGTCTTCGTGGAGTACCATCTTTATTGAGTGACATTTTTTTCATATACAAGTATTATCTCATAAATAAGCAATATAGTCAAGAGTAAACTATAATTCTTTTATGTATTGTTCAAAAAGTTGAAATGATTTTTTTACTTTTGCTTCTCTTATTTTTCTTTTGCCTTTTGATTTTAACTCAAGCTTTTGTTGTTTGCATTCAAATCCAAATTCAATTTCGCTTAATATTTTGCTCCACTCTTTGCTTGTAAGATGTGCGGGGGCATCTTCTTTTCTTCTTTTACTTATTAGTTCTATTGCTAGGTCGCATAAGTTGCTGTAGTTTTTTTGCGTTTTATCTTTTTTTAAAAACGTTTTTATTTTATTTAAGAATTTCATGATCTCCAATAATTTGTTAATGTGTTTAGGCTTACATCTTGTAGACTCCAAACTTGACAGTAAAAGTTTTTTTTGCTAGTCCAATCCATTGTATTCTTCATCATGTATATATGAGAAATTCCAAAAGATTCTCCGAAATCAAAAAAGGCACACTCTGTGTCTAGCCTACCGTCAGAAATACCTCTGCAGATTATTTCTGGTTTTATAGCTTCCATTCCAGATATTAGTATTTCGTAAACTAGGTCTTCGTGTATCGGGTTTTTGTAAAAATCAATATCATATATATTTGATCCATTATCTGCTTCTCCATCAAGCAACATTAAATCAACAAAATATTCGTGAAAGCATTCTAATTTTTCGAAGAAAATACTGACTGCTTCATCTTGAAATATATATTTTGTTTGTTGGCTTGTCTGCATTTTATTTTGGTGGACGCGGCGGGAGTCGAACCCGCGTCTTTAAATTTTAAGAAGTAAAGGTCTACAAGTTTAGTTAATTTTTTTTAAAGTTGAGATATTAGCATCAAACTAATTGTTTCAATTATTTTCAGTTTGTGGAACAATTAAACTTTTTCTGTTTTGCAGATGGATGACCCCTCTTCTGCCGTATCTGCGTCTGACAGAGAGGGGAAGCAGCTTTAAGCTGCTAATGCGAGCTTTTCAGCTTTTGGGCTGAAAGCTACAACACGACTTTTATTTTTGCCATGTATGAACTTATGCCTTTTTACGAAGCCTGGCATCTCTTCGACTTGCACTATACTAAATTCAACTTAAATCGAATCCAGTGCGCGCCCATTAAAATGTGAAAGAACTATTGCTTTTTGTTTTTCCCGAGATCGGCGAGGCCTTGCCCAAGAATATATGCGAAAATAGGGCCAGTAATCTGCATCATTACCTCGGGCGTTAATCCCAAGTGAAAATAATGGTTTAGAACTGGGGCTGAGGCTGCGAATACAGCCGCCCAGAACTTTTTACTATGCCAGAATTTTTTTTCCATAATATTTATTACACGAATTAGAACAATTCGTCAGGAATATCCTCATCCGAAGACGCTTTTGAAGACTGAGCTTCTTGAACTGCTTCTTGAGCTACCTGCTCGACGTTTGCTTTCGCTTGAACTTGATCTTCTGATCTGTAGATCACGTAATCTGGAGCTTTTTCATTCTTTTCTCGACCCTTGTTGGTGAAGACAACAACCTTGACAGGTTCCGTAACACCTGGCATTGTTTCGACATTAATCGTTCCCGATAGGTATTTTTGGTTCTTGCCGTTTCTAACCCAAAGGGCTCCAAGTTCTCTACTCTTCCACTCTGACTGCTTTTCTGTTTGTTTTTCTGTATTTTCCATAATTATTTGTTGTTATATAAATTTTTTAATTCTTCTATGAATAAAGGTTTTGCACCTTTTGATAATTTGTTGTATTGTTTTTTTGCTCGAGAGTAAACTCTTTTGCTTGTTTCGTCCGCACAATTGGGATCGAAGTTTAAAATTTTTCTTATTTGTTTTGCTTTTGTTGCGTTCATGGGGTTAATTATAATATAATATATAAAGAATGTCAAGTATTAATTAAGTTTTTTTACATAAGTTATTATTGCTGGCGAAAAACCCGAGTTTGTGTAGAAATTAGTAATTTTTTGCCGTCCGATACTGTGATGCGAAACGTCTCTTGTTACCCTGAAAGAATCAAAGTTATTTTTTTTAGCAAAAGCTTCTGCTGTGTGAAGTATATCTAGTAAGGTTTTTTTTTTCGAGAAACGTTGTCGCAAGCTTGCCTTTTGTTTGCCATATCAAATCTTGAAAAACTGTCTTGTTTGTTAACTGGCATATTGATCCCATGAAAACTCCGACGCATGTATAGTTTGAGTTTTTTTTGTCCGCCCAGATTTTTAGTCTTGGCAATTTATTTTTATCACTAGATAAGTTTTGAAAAAAAAGGTTTTGAATTAGATTTTCAATTGAATTGAGATCATAGTCGCCTACTTTTTTGCAAGATCTCTGTTTCCAAAAAAAATTATGTTTTTTGTTGAAGAATTGTTGGCATAATTCTTGAAATTCTTTTATAGTTGATATTTCTTTTATCATTTTTTATTTATTAAAGGTTACCTTTAAAAGTCTTCATCTTTTTTTGACTTTATATACCAAGTTATTGTTCCTGCGAGACCAAACAAAACGAAGTCTCCAGGAAAAAATTGAAAATATGAGCTCGCTATTATTTCTATCATCTAAATTCTTTTCTAAGAAGCCTCCATCTGTCTGAATCAATTGGCTTTGTTCCGTCATCAATAGCTTTCAACATATCTACTATTTCATCAAGAGAGTTGTAGATATATTTATGAGGAAACATTCCTAGCATCCATAAAGGAGTTTTTGTTTTTCCTCCTTCCATTGAAACGAATACTGGTTTTTTCATTCTAACTGCAGTAACAATTTCTTCAGCACTTCCCCAACTTGCCACATCGGGAACTAAGTGAGCTATAATAAAATCACTACGATCTACTAAATTTAAATCGTAGGATCGCACAACTTTCATTCTCTCGGTCACTCGACTATACTGTTTCGTTTTCATCCAAGCTTCCATTTCATGCCTAGAGGCTTCATCTTCTTCCACATCTTTCATGAAAGGTTTTTTGTATGGATTAAAACAGGTCACATTTAATTCTGAGAGTTTTTCTGTGACATCATCTCTCCAGTCTCTTCCTGAGAGATATTGCATGTGGCCTACTAAATAAGTTTTTGTTCTGTGTAACAAGTTTGACATTCAATCATAATACTATAAAAATATATGATTGTCAAGATAAAATGGTTGATTGTGTCGAGCAGGTGGATTGTTTAGCCGATTTTAATTTTGGCCATGATTCTATCCTCCAGTTGTTTATTTAAATTTTAAGCGTTTGTAATTAGCTATATGCCGACCTCTTGCTCGCGCTTAATTATTGATTGTAATTTTTTGAGTAATCCCGCTCCACTCATTTCCCGATTGAGTAGAGCTTGTTAATGTTATGGATCTATTTTGTATTTGTCTTGGCGGAGTTGTTGGTGGTCCAATTGGGGTTAATATTATATGCGCAGTTCCGTCTGCACCGACTGTAAAATTACCTCCATCAGCCGATAGTCCGAAATCGGATACCCCGTTATCAATAGTATAGGTTACAACAGTTCCTTCAGGTATACCATTGGTGATCAAAGTAACTCTTAAGCTACTACCTACATCAACAATGTATTGAAAGGTGTTCAAATTAGTCACACTAGTTGATCTAAGATAGTAGAAGATTTCAGGAGGGTGAAGGTCGGGGTTGAATATATTGATGCATTCAAAAACGGGCCCATAGCTTGCATGGGACGCGCTTCTTTGAAACCTTAGTCTATAATATAATTTATCCCCTACTTCAGTATTTCTCCATCGCACACCTTCTCTAAAAGGGATGTCAAGGTGATAATCTACCGAGTGGAACACAAGAGAGTCGAAGAAATTAAGATCGCTCATTACGGTGACCCAATTATTTGCGTCCTCGCTACCCTCCAAGAATAATCCATAGTTATTATTAGTCACTAAACCATTTACGAAGTTGGGGGTAGGCGTTTTTTGAATTGAGAAACCCGGTTTCGTAATCGATGAATTTGTTGTTTCCCCAATTGCCAACCCCCAAGTGCTCTGATTAAATGGAGTGATTTCGGTAATTGTCTGCTCGAAAACAGTAACGTTCGCACTTATAGTAACAGCGCCTTCGGCTGTTCCTGTAAAGGAAGTAAGCGGATCACTAGCGTTAGCAAAAGTTCCTTGTCCAGAAGTAACACTCCAACCACCAAAAACATAACCTGTTTTAATGGTTGCCCGTATATCTGTCGTATCCCCTACAGGTAACGTATACGAATCAGCGCTAGTGGTCGCACCTTCAACTACGGGGATCGATAGGTTAAAATTAGAAGGTGTCACGGTTATCGAATCGGTAGTTAAAGAAGCTGCAAAGTGACTTGCGTTAGCTGGCGCAGATATTGTTATTGTAAATGCTCCGTCTGTTAGCGGTGTCACCAATCCATTTGCATCTACTGTTGCAATTGATGTGTTGCTACTTGTGTACGTAAGCGTGACTACTGAATCGGTAGAAGCTCCCAAAGAAAACGCACCGTCACTCAAATTTCGAGAAGTTGTATTGTTCCAAGTGATCGTTTGAGCTTGCTGATTTGGATGTGGATCAGATAAATCTGGAATTCCATCTCCATCAGTATCAGTTACGTCATCAATCACAGTGATCGAAGCAGTAGTCAAAGAAGCTTCAAAGTAACTTGGATCGGCTGGCGCAGATATTGTTATTGTAAATACTCCGCCTGTTAGCGGTGTCACCGATCCACTTGCATCTACTGTTGCAAGTGTTACATTTGCCGAAGCTTGAGTTACTAAAGTGATTGCCCCTGTACTGTTATAAGGAACTGATAAAGTAACTCTGCCATCTGAACTTGGAAAAGAATCAGGTCTGTGAGCTTTGATTTCGTGTGTTCCACTACCTCCATTGCTAAACAAATCAGTTTCGTTTAAACTACCACTCTTACCATCAGAACTCACTCTCAATGCTGACAGCCAAGTTTCCATTTTTTGAACGACATCCGCACCTGATTGGTCAACACTAGCAAGGATATAAGGGTCTTGGTTTGCTAAAAAGTCGGAATATGTGCCGTTTACAAGCTGCTCCAACTTCCATCCGCTATAAGTTTCACCCGCAACAAGTCCGTATGCTGATGGGTAGTTTGCAGAAAGTTGCATATCTTCTTGATAAACAATTCTAAACTGTCCTTCGCTTATCCCTAATGCTGTACCAGCGCTGTTTTCGTAAACAGGATTTCCATTAACTGATTCTTCAGCTTGTACATAAACAATTGAACCTATAAGCCCGTTTCCTTCGTGCCCAACTCCAAAATGCCCAACAGGGGATGTTGCAATTGATGTGTTGCTTATTACGTACGTAAGCGCAAGCCCTGAATCGGTAAAAGCTCCCAAAGAAAAAGAGCCATCACTCAAGTTGTGGGAAGTATCATTGTTCCAAGTGATCGTTTGAGCTTGCTGAGAATCTAGCGGAAAGTCGTCATTAACGTCTAACACTCCATCGCCGTCATCGTCATCATCTGCAACGTTTCCTATTCCATCTCCATCTGTATCAATTGGTTTAGAGTTGTCGTCCAATGGATCGGAACCTTCTACAATTTCCTCGGCATCGCTCCATCCGTCACCGTCATCATCTGTGTCTGCATTATCTCCTGTTCCGTCGCCGTCTGTATCAGTATCTTCTGTGGGGTCTAGCGAAAAATCGTCATCAAAGTCTGGAGTTCCGTCGTCGTCATCATCTCCGTCAAATTCATCGTCTTGTCCATCTCCGTCAGTATCCGTTCCTGACGCTTTATTTGGGTCAAGAGGAAAGTTATCTTTGTCGTCTGACACTCCATCGTTATCATCATCTAGGTCTGCATTATCTCCTATATTGTCACCGTCTGTATCAGTATCTTCTGTGGAATCTAGCGGAAAATCGTCGTCGACATCTAGGGTTTCATCGTTATCATCATCTGTGTCTGCATTATCTCCTTTTCCGTCACCGTCTGTATCAATTGATTCTGACGGGTCAAAGGGAAATGCGTCATCTTTATTCAATACTCCATCTGCATCTTCGTCTTGATTTGGGTCAATTTTAACGTCGATGGTGAATGTTTTTACCGCAGCGCTTCCCAGTAACCCTATAGCTGTTAGTTTACAAATAAAAATTGGATTGCTTTCTTGTGCAGAGTTTGGTCCAGCTGGGGCATTTATAAAACTTAAAGAATAAACATCTGGATGAAATTCTTCGCTTAGTGATGAAGAATTGTTTGTTGCGTTTCTGGAAGATTTTTCGATTTTAAAATATTTGCTTGATCCTTCTTCCACGCTAATCTGGCCTTGCATTGAGTTTGGGTGAGATTTGCAGCGATAAGTATAATTACCTATTGATGTAGGCTTGAAGGTTGTAACTTGGTTAACTTGAGTAGCTACAACAGCTCCGTTCGAATTTAAAATTTCAAGCGGGTGTCCACTGCTGGTATTTGTAAAAAGATAAACACTACCTTCTTTTAAATTTGAAAGAGGTATATTCTCTGAACTTCCATTTACTGAAAGCTCGACTCCATCTTTAGTTAATGTATATGAAGTTGATCCATTGGGGGTTAATTCGTAAAATAACTGCTCTCCTAAGACAATATCTCTGTATGTCATATTATTTGGACGCAATAAACTCGCTAAATCATTTTCTATATTTAGCGTGCCTTCTATGTGGCTAATGCTTTCTTCCTCAAGCAGCCATTCTGGAGGGGGAGCGATAACTCCCGCTTGAGAAAGCAACCTTTTCATTTCTTTTTGAGTAAAAAATGTCTGCGAACTTAAATTCTCTCCGTTTAATGTGAGATTTCCTTCTACATTAAGGTTTTGATTTATTTCAACGCTTTTACTTACTTCTATAGAACTTCCGGTAGATTGAAACTCATCTATCCATAGAACCTTTCCGCTAATTACGTCTGAGTTGAATATATGGTTGGAGTTCATGTTTTTATATACACAGTTTTTAATTTATCTGACCGCATGAGTATGTATTCTGCAAGGGTCTTTTAATTGTGTTCCAAATAATATATGAAAGGAATTTTCGGACACTCCAGAAACTAGGTGCAGTAATGCAGGCCCTTCGGTTTCTAAGCTATTAGAGATTGTCGGGGTCGCATGAAATGTATTTGGAAAATTAATCTCATAAGAATCTTGTCCGGTCGCTAGGTCTGTAAAGAAAGATTGCGTGGTAGTTTTGCTTGTTGAGGATTGACCTGTTGCTCTTGTTGAAGTGTGCATTTTATATGCGTCGCTTCCGAGAGTTTCATCAAAATTTACATAATATTCTGAAGTGTTAACTCCTGAAATAGAATAAGGAATAATTTTTGTTGCTCCGTCAATTTCCAAAGATAGTGTCACTGCTGGAGGTTCTCCGAAAGTCTTCGGAAAGTCTATTTTATAACTATCACTTCCTGCTGCAAGCGGAGTAACAAAAGATACTGATTCATCTGACCCTCTTGAAACTTTATTCCATTCTCCATCTTCTGATTTTATAAAAACATTTTCCAAAAACGCATCTCCAGATACATTGACTCCGTCAAGAAATGTACAAGAGTCTGCAAAATTTTTTTCACCACTAATTAATTGATCTCCTGTTAGTAGCATAGTATTATCCAATATAGAACTTTTTAAATTCTTGTATTGTATTTTTTCATTGTATTGTCCTGAATTTGAAATTAAAAATAATACTTCATCATCTTTATTTCCTTGAGTATTGATTTTTGCACTGCTTGGAAAAGGTTCTAATCCGTCAGATGACAGTTTTTGTGTATGAAAAAGATTAGATATTCTATTATCTTTGTTCATTGTTATGATCTTTTTGTTCCCTGAGTGCTAGAGAAGGTGTGTATCGTATAGTCGTCATTAACATTTGTTCCAAAAGTGATTGTGTATGAACTATTGTTTACACTAGATATCGTGTAAGGAATAATCTCGTTTGTTCCTTCTACACTGATCGTAACAATAGGAGCTTGTGAGTACGCAAAAGGAAAAAATATTTCGTATTGATTTGAACCTTTTGTTAATGTGCTGCGAAAAGCCTGAATTTGCTTTTCTTCGGTTGTTCGAGACAAAGCCGTGGTATTAAGATAGTAGTTTTGACCTTGAGTTTTGGAACTTAATTTTAAAGAAAAATCGTACCTTGTAACGTTTGAAATTATGAACGGCTTTATTGCTCCTCCATTCTCGCTTTCAAGGTTTGCGCATATTACTGGATTCGATTCAAATGTTTTTGGTAAATTTATTTTAAATTCATCGAACCCTTCTTTTAACCGAGTTTTGAATGCTACTGTCTCATCTTTTATTGATGAAATTTTGAAAAACTCTGCGGAGGGCTGTTCTTGAATGAACGCGTTTTCCAAAAAACAGTTTCCTGATATCGACAGATCTTTGGTTGGGCCAGCCGAATTAAGCGAGCAGTTGGAGTTAAAAGTTTTTTCTCCGCTTATCAATTGAGTTCCTGTTAAGCATACTGCATTATCTAATATCGAGCTTTTTAAATTCGAGTAAGATATTTTTTCATTTCTTTCTCTTGGTCTAGCCAGTAAGAAGTCTATTTTTTTGTCATGCTCTGTTTGCGAGTTTAAATGCGCAGAACTTGGAAAGCTCTCTAGAGTTAAATCAGAAATTAATATTTCTTTTTCTTGTAAATCTGAAATTCTTTTATTAGGCATGGCGAGTCTTTTATTTATACACTTAATTAATAAAAAGGTGTAATCAGTTTAATGGCTAAACCTTCTCCTACTAGAATCACATACGAAAGGCTTGGAATTATGGTATCTGATTCTCCCGCTTATAAAGAGGCAGGTTCTGTTTTCAAAAACTTGATAAGAGTTCAGGATGTTGATTATGATTTTTCACATCCCGCTTTAGATTTAAAGTCTGTTGGTTTTGATAATTTAATTGTTAAAGACGAAGAGTCTCCTGTTGTCAGGCAGGGTGATGTTCGGTGTAATATTTCATATCTTTTTTCTAGCGGACAAAACGAAGAAGCTATCGGTTTTAATTTGAGCCCTAGCGAAACAATTTTAAAAAATTTTATAGATGCTCCTGGCCACAACGACAGTAATATAGTTATTGTCGCCGCAAACGAGGTTGACTCTATAGATTTAAACAATATAAAAGATCAAGATTCTTTTGAGGGATATAATGTAATAGGTTTAGGTAACTCCTTTTTGATCGATTATAACTATGAAGCTTCTGTTGGGCAGCTGCCTTCTGCTTCAGTTACTTATGACTGCGGAAACATGAAATTCGATATTTATGAGCACAGTAACCCCCCCTCTTTTCCTTCTTTAAAGCTAGGCTCTGATAATAAATTTTCAGAAGAAAAAATTAATATAACTTCTGAAACGTTTTCTCCACAAGTATCTGCAGACTGCAATGCAATTATGCCTGGAGATATTTTGATAGAAATAACTAAAAAAGCTGGAGATTACGGAGGTGTCCCTTTGGAAAAAGTAAACGCAGCAATACAAAGCGTATCTATCGATGTTCCAATTCCTCGGCAAAATATTTTTGGATTTGGTAGTAATTATGTTTTTGATAGAAAATTAAAACTTCCAATTATAGGATCGTGTGCTATAGAAATGATTGTTCGGGAATTTGATGAAGGTCAGATAGACTCTTTTTTTACAAAAGGCTCTGTATACGACATCAAAATCAAGCATACTGATAGAGATTTAAATGACGGCAGGGTTGAAGTTTCTTCTGTGATTAATACATTTTTAATAGAGGGAGCGCAATTAAAACAGCAGGCATACAGAGCTGGAATTGGTGGCCAAATGACTGTTGGAACTTTTTTTACTTTTGGAATAGGTAGAAAAAAGGGATTAAAGTTATATAGACAATAAAAAACCCGCCGAATAAAGGCGGGTTTTTATTAAAGATAATTAATAGTATCTTATCCAGAATACCATCCAGGTAGGTTTTCAACGTCTAAAGCGTTTCTAGATCCTAGTATAAATAAACCTCTTGCTTTATCTTCTGGAGCTCCAACTTGAGCAGTAAAGGTTAAGTCTACAGATTTATTATCTCCAATGCTTGAACTGAACGACTCTCCTTCGAGAAGAGCTCCCTTTACAACATATTGCATTGCTACTGGGCCATTTCCCATTTGAGCTGGCTCACGCATTGTAAATACTAGATCGTGCTCTTCAGTGTTCCATAACAGCTCTGCTACGTCGCCTTTTTTGAGGTCTGCTAGTATTGCATTTACTGAAATTGAAATGTTTACTGGATAATCTACCACTCTGCTGTATCCATATGGAGATCCTAATCTGTTCAATACAGATCTTGAAAGAGGAACATCGATACTAAAGCTTTGAATGTGTGCTGACCCTGCAACAGAGTAGTCTTTTTTCGGGTCATCTTGCACTGAAACCGAAGTGCCATCGTCAAATTTTTGATTTTCCGCTAAATCCCAATTACCGTCTTGTCCTGTGGGTACTGCTGTGTTTGAGGCTGTTAACGATTTGTAAAGATGTGGGCCATCTGCGTTCACCCCTGTGTTCTGAATAATATCGCCTAAACCGTAAGTTGTGTTAGCTTCGTAACTTGGGTATGCATTGATATATTTTCCCTTAACTGTATTTCCGTAGTCGCTTGCTCGAGGATCTTCGCCTGGAAGAAGCTCGAATTCTGCAGCTCGTCCATCTGTTCCAAGAGATAGTGTTATATCTCCAGGGCGCAAGCAAGACCAACCTTCTGATTCTTGATCTGTGTCTGTAGCGCTGTCATTTAAAACGCCACTAACTGCAGGAGGAATACTAAATTTAACGTCTGTAATTGGTGTTCCATAATTAGTATTAACTGCTGGAATTTCAAGATCTTTGCATCCTGTATAACTTTTTAAGTTTAAACCGTCAACTGTAACATTCGCAGTTGGCATTCCGCCTACTGCAGCTTCTATTGAATAGTTTGAAACAAAACCGTTTCCAAGCGCTATAACACTTTTATTGTCTGAACTTGTTGTGTCTGCACCGACCGCATCTTTTCCTTCGCAGGTTGTTAATATAAAAAAGTTTTTTCCTGCAGCGTTAACGCTTTCTCCACAAACAACTCCATCCATAATTTCGCTTGAAAGTGCGCTTTGTTTTCCGCTAACATTCATTCCTAGCAATCTTTCATTTATTCCGTTTGTTAAGTAATATGAAAAATCGAGAGTTACTGTGGGAGGCTCTATCGAGACTGAGTCTACTCGAGCAAGCTGACCAAATTGATTTACGTCTTGACGATTAATACTGAAACTATAGTTTGCGCTTTGTACTCTTCGAAGTTGTTGAATGCCTGTTTTGTCTACGCCAGCCACGTCAGTTGCTTTGCCTACGTTGCCGTCTGCGAAGTGGTGTCCTGTTGCGTCAACTGTTCCGGCATATAATGCCTCGCTTTGATAAATTACTCGCGCTCGTCCTGGTAAATTTTTGTCTGCCATAATATTGTTTGTATAAAAGTTAGTTCTGTGTTAGTTACATTTTTTTGTATATAAAGGGAAATTTTTCTATCGAGGAAATCTTAGGCTAGTTACTTCGAAGTCTATAAAGCCTACAAATAAAGATGGATCTATATTTTTGCTAACCCTGTCGCTTAGCTTGGAAACTCTTGATTCTTCAACGTGAAATAATGGATATCTTTTTGAATTTATAAATTGTTTATAATTGAATTCTATAACATCTCCATATTCATTGAATGGATAATCTTCGAAATTTAATTTTGCAAATACTTCATTTTTTGCATCTGCGAAAACAGATAATGCTCCGTCTAATTGGTATGTGTTTTCTGCAAACACTACGCATCTGATGTTTGTTGTTGTTTTGTCTTCACCTCCAAATGCATAAGGTTCGTTTTCTGAAAGTTCAGGGTTTACAAAGATAGCGGGAACAACTTGTTTGTATGGAGCTATGCCTGACACATCCTGCTTGAATCTTCCGTTTACATCAAATTTACTGTCAACAATTAATTGCTCTTCTGTTTGATTTGTTATATAAAAATTGAAATCTTTTACTGCATAAGATCCACTAACCGTTGTGTTCGACGATCCAAAAGACGAATCAAATATTGCGCGCCCATTGTCAAAGTCGAATTGCAGACCTTCGTCTCCTCGATTCATAAAGGTTCCGTTGTCGAATACCCCACTTGGAATGCTTGCGCCTTCGACGCTTGAATCGTAAACCCATTGTTTGTGTGGACTGCTGTAACTTACGAGTCCATCTCCAAGTCTGTCATCTGAATCGTTTGAATAAAAAGTTGATGTGTGATTAGTAAATGCTTCTGCTTTATTTGTTATAAAGTTGTCTGCCCAAAGCATAAAGCTTGTTGTTAATTCATGTTGAAATTGTGGTTTCATTAAAAATAAGATTTTGATACTCTTGATGCTTGAATTGAATTTAAATCTTTTTCAAAATTATTTAATAAAGACTTTATATAGGAAGTTTTTACTCTTCCTCCTCCTGATATTTTACTGTTTTGAATTCCTGTTCCTGATCTTCCTTTTGAGGATCTTTTGAAAATGTATTGTCCTAAGTTTGGTATTCCTCCGCCTTCCATTTCTCTGAGCCAGCTTAATCCTTTTGCCCACGGCATCGGGGTTGCCTTGTATAAATCATTTAAAGAGGGCGCGGTTATTATATAAGTCCAAATTAAACCTTTTGTTCCTATCGATCTTCTTTTGAGTATAATTTCTGTTTTTTGAAGTAATGATTCGACGGTTGATAATGGATCTGTCTCTACATTAAATCCAATAAAACTAAAAAGATTGCCGCGAGGAGTCAATCCTGAGGAACTTGATGCGTTTGGGCCGCTTTTTAATTCTCGAGTAACAGGGTGAGATTCAAAATCTTTCATCATTTTATTGTGCAGAACTTTAAATTCTTTTTGTATCAAGTTTCTTGTTTTGAGCATCAGCTCATTGTCTCTCTGTAATTGTTTTACAATAGAAGTTTTTATTGATCTATCTAATCGCGCAGCCATTATACTTCTGTTGGTCTTAGGAACAAGGTGTAAAATTGAACTTTGTCGAAAAGTCCGTGAGCTCTGGGGTCAGACTCAACATGGAACATTCTTCCGTCAAGCTCTATTCTTTTTGCGTCTTTTATATATTGGTAGTCTTCTATTTTTAGTTTAATTCTTACCATACTGTTAGCATCAGGCTTTGACACTTTAACTTGTGCGTCTGTATCTCCGAAATATTCTAAGCTTCTATCTGTGTCGTACCTTATTCTTGCTTTAAATACTTTTTTTACGGGAACATTTTCCACGCTATTTGTTTGAGCTCCAGCTGTATTATATAAATAGTTGTAATTTGGGTCTGTACTAATGATGACTTTTTGAGCCTCTTTATATACAATAATATCTCTTCCAAATGTATCGTGAAGGTTTAATAAATTTGCCGCAATGTCTGCTCTGTCTGAAGGTGATAAGAATTCTACCATGAATAACTTTACACTAAACAATATTTTTTGTGTATATCGTTTTAGGTATAAGGTTTTATGGACGCAGAAGGTATTTTTAAAAAATCCTGTCAAAGGAATACGGTTTCCCTTTTTAAGGGTTTCCTCGTTATGCTTGAAGACTTGCATAATGAGCATCAGATTCATTTTAATAAATTAAAATACAATCTTCCTGAGGGCTGTTCCCCTATTATTGATCAAGCAAACTATTTTGATGATGATAAACTTCAATACTTAAGAAAAAGAACTTTAGATATTGGTAATGAAACAATTAGAAATATCGAAGGCGAATTAGATAATTATACTATAGGCTTTACATTTAAATAATAATATTATGGCAGAATCAACATTAGAAAAAGATCAAACAATGGACGATACGCGCAAAAAGTTGCGTGAAATTTACAGCTTCACTTTTGAAAAAGAAGAAAAAGCAAAAAAAACTGAAACGAAAAAAGTAACCAATCCTGAGAGTGGAGAGGAAGAGGAAATCTCTGTCACTAAGGAAGTTGTAGATAAGATTCCATATAGGGTCATAATGAAGCAGCCTAACAGAAGGCAAATCGAAGAAGCCGAGCTAGAGTTTAGTGTTGAAATGAGTAACTGTATTAAGAGAGGTATTTTGACCAAAGCTATGCTCGCAAAAAAATACAGCGACACGGGAGGTCTTCTTGCGGAAGAAGATGCGAAAGCTCTCACCAAAATGTATATTCGTTACGGAGAACTTTCTCAAGAAAGCGAAAAGAAGCAAATCAAAAACCTCAAGACAGATGAGGATAAAAAGCGGCTCGAAGAGATCGCTGGAGAGATCGCTACATTAAGAAAAGATATCATTAATGTCGAGACATCTTATTCTAATTTATTTAATCATACTGCCGACGTTCGAGCAGAAAATAAAGTTATTCAATGGTATATTCTTCATTTAACGTTTATACAAAAAGATGATTCTGATGATTCAACTCCTCTATTCGAGGGAAATGATTTTGATCAAAAGCTTCAAACTTATTATGAGCTAGAAGAAAATGGAGATGAGCTTTACGACTTGGTTGGTGGAAAAATCGCAGCCCTATACAGCTTTTGGTATTATAGTTCTGGCGCGGTATCTACGGCCGATTTTGAAAAGTTAGACAACGATATCGAAGAGGGTAACATTTAGTATGCGTGGAAACTGTCAAGCGCAGAAAAATATTTAGAGATATAGTTCGAGGTTTCTCTGCTACAATCTTTAAGGATAATTATGTTTACATAAAACACTTGACTCCTCATGATCAAGTAGAACTTGAGGAGATAGAGGAGAAATATTTTAATATAGCTTTAAGGAAAGGAGTTCCCACGGAAGAGGATATGCTCGCCTATCTTAAACAAGAAGGAGAATGGTCTGAAGATGACGATAAGTTTATTGTTGACAAGCAAATGTTTATAGAAAATTTAAAAAAAGCTCAGTCTAAAATAATTCTTAAATCGGATATTGATCGACAGTCAAAGTTGATCGAACAAGAAGAAAGTTTATTACGGCAAAAGCAATTCGAAAAAATTTCTTTGATCGGAAACACTTGCGAAAAATATGCAAAAGATAGATTAAATGATTTTTATATGATTAAAAGTTTTTTCTCTGATGTTGATATGAAGAAGCCTTTATTTAGTCAAGATAAATTTGATGAGCTTGATAATCATGATATAAAAGTTGTTATAAATAGATACAATGAAATATTCGAAAGCTTTAATGAAGAAAGTATACAATATACTATACTAGAAGATTTTTATAATCCATATTTAAGTTTTGCTGAAGATAGTATGCAATTTTATGGCAAAGCATTTTGTGATTTAACATACAATCAAATAAGATTAATTGTATATACTAGAGTATTTAAAAATATATTTGATACAAATGAAAATATTCCTGAAAATATAAGAAAAGATCCTGCGAAATTGCTAGAGTTTGGAAGCAGCTCTAGGGAGGAGCGGGACAAAGCTAAGGATAAACTTTCGCAGGGAGATGGAGGCACTATAGTTGGGGCGAAGGATGAAGATTATGAGTATCTTGGAGTCGAAAAACCAAAGAATACAATCAATCTTCATGAAGAAGCAAAAAAGAAGGGCGGTACTTTAAATATGGAAGATTTAATGAAATTACATGGCGTAGGATAATTTTGGTGTATTAATACCTTATCTAAGGAATAAGGAAATATGTCTATAAATTTAAATGTAAACGGTAATACGGCCCCGCTGGAGGCAGCTGTTCAGGCGGCTGTAAACAGAATTCGTAAGACCCCAATCAAGGTAACTGTTGACGATAAGGGTGCTACTCAGCCCTTGGGCAATATGAAGCGGGGAGCTGATGAGTTTAGCAAATCGATGGAAGCTGCGAACGCTCGTATTATAGCTTTTGGAGCAAGTATGGCGATTATAAATGGAATTTCTGACGCATTCAAAGCTATGGTCACCAATGTCGTTCAGGTAGAAAAAGCTTTGGCAGATATTAATGTTGTGATGGGTTTAAGTTTAGCTAACTTGGATAAATTTTCAGACTCTTTATTTAAGGTAGCAAAGGAAACTGCTGCAAGTTTTGATGTAGCCGCTGCAGCAGCTACGGAATATGCACGTCAGGGTTTAGCTGTCGAGGAAACTTTAAAAAGAACCAAGGACGCTTTAATCTTGACTCGATTAACAGGCATGGACTCTGCAAATGCAGTTAAAGCTTTAACTGCTGCGATGAATACATACGGAGATCAAATAAAAGATACTACTCAATTGGTTAGTAAGTTTGCCGCAGTAGACGTTAAATTTGCGGTTAGCGCAGAAGACTTTGCTGATGCAATATCTCGTACTGGTCAGGCTGCAAAAAGCGCTGGAGTGGATATTGATGAATTGGTTGGTTTGGTTACTGCCGCTCAGCAGCAAACTGCGCGAGGAGGTAAGGTAATTGGAAACTCGTTTAAAACAATTTTCACGAGAATAGGAAGAACTGATACATTAAATCAATTAGAAAACTTAGGCATTGCTGTTCGAGATGTCGAAGGAAATACAATCGGCGCAAAAAGAATTTTGACTGATCTTGCAAATACGTTTGACTCTTTGACCGAGTCGCAAAAAGCTCAAATTGCACAAACAGTTGGTGGAGTTTTTCAAATCAATGTTCTTAAGGCTGTGTTAAGTGATGCCGCGAAACAAAACGGAATTCTTGCGAACGCAACACAAATTTCTGCAGGAGCTACGGATGAAGCTATACAAAAGAATGAACAATTAAGAAGCACAATGTCTGCAATGGCTAGCGAAACAGGTCTCGCACTTAAAGAAGTTTCTGCTAAAATAGGGGAGCTCGCGATAGCTCCTGGAATGGAAAAGATTTTAAATATCGTTAAAGGTTTTGCGGAGGGAGCTTCTGATATGCTTGGAGATGGAGAGTCTTCTGGAAATAAATTTGCTACAGGTTTTTTAAAAGGACTCGGTAATATTATTACTGGTCCGGGATTGGTTGTTATCGTTGCCGTGTTTGGCAAACTATTTTTAAAAGCGGCTCAGTATGCTCGAGAAAGTTTGAGCTCGTTGATTGGTGTTACGAGTGAAGCTCAAAAACAAAAAGCTATACAAACTTCTTTGGTTACTTTATTTGGTCAGAACGCAGCTCTTAGCAAGGAAATGTTGCGCACCGATATCTCTCGAACAGAAAAGGAAAGAATAATTCTTGGATTGCTTAAAGCTCAGGTAGTGGAAGCTAATACTTTAAACACTATCGCGAGAAGTTCTGCAGCTAATTTGTATCAAAAAGGTTTCGGATCTAATCTTGCTCCCAGAGGAAAACCTCGCCGTACAAGCGCGCAAGGTTATATACCTAATTATGTAGACGCTGAGCGCCAGCAAGCCGCACAAGGTGGGTATGCTGCTGGAAGTATTCGCAGTATGAACATGCCTGGTGAAGGCTCGGTAATATATAATAGCGCAGAAAAAGTAAAGAATTTTAAAGGCATGAGTCAGCCCGCGATTATGCCTCCAAAGTCAAGTAAAGCTGGAGAAAATTATCAACAAGCATTTGATAGTATACATGGATTCGATCCATATGCTGCAGGAGGATATATACCGAATTTTGCGAAAAAAACCGCATCTAAAACTTCTGATATTCCACGAAATCTTAATTCTAAAAAACTGGGAGATCTGAATAAAGATTCTTCTTTAATTTTATTAACAGCTGACTCTTCTGCTGATAGCGAGTCGAGGTTCTTTGTGGGGAAAGACCCTAAGGGTGGGACAAAAATTTTAAACACTGCAGATCTAGCTTCAAAGAGGACTACGGGTTATTACCAAGTAGATGTTCCGTATTATTCTCTAGATAAAAACGACAAAAGTAGGAAAAGCAAAATAGACTTACCCTCGATACAAAAGGCAATTACTGCTGCAGCATCAGGCAAAGCTCTTGATATAGCCAAGCAAATTGTCGGGGGAGAGAAGAATTTAAAACCTTTTAATAGAGAACAAATTAAAGAAACATTTAATAAAGGCGCTTTTAAGGGCGCCGCTGGTAGCGCATTCGAGAGTGCAATAGCTGCAGCCCTTGACTCTTATTTGTTTCAAGATTATAAAGCAAGAACTGATACATCTGCTATAGATTTACCTTATGACCCTAAGGTGTTTCAGTATTTTGGAGCTCCTCCTGGTGCTGGGAAAATGGGGGCAGAGGTAAAAGCTGATCTAGCTAACAATTTGCAACAAGGTGCTGCCAATAAGTTTTATCAGGTTTTAGCGGGGGGTCGTGCGGCATGGCAATATAAGGATAAAAATTTTAAGGACCAAATGAGGGGGCCGACTGAAGATGCAGGTTTGGAAAGAAGGGGGGGCGCTTATTTTAAGAAAGGTAGGGCTTACGGTCACATTCCCAACTTCGCCGCAGCACGGCTAGCTCTCACGGGTGGATTGGTTGGAAAAAACAAATTTGGCAATATAGATCGTAGGCAAATGACAAGACTGGTAAGATCTAATCCTTACTTCAACGGCTTGATGAATGAACATCTTACATGGGACAGTTTTCCGAAAAAAGATAAGCGTAAATTAAGCAGGTGGCTACTCAAACAAGGGGTGTCTAACCGAGCCTTACAAGCGTATGGTCTTGCAAGCATGCATTCAAAATCGATCGGAGAGGGAATCTCAAGCTTAGCTATGGCGAAAGGCTATATTCCTAACTTTGCTGACCCATTATCTGATGCGATAGGTAGGGAAAAAGAGGCTGGGGTTCCTGTTTCTAAAATACGAATTGGCTCCCATCCTGCACTCATGGGCAAAAGCAATCCTGTAGGACTCGGCGTAACCAATACTGACGATGAACCAAATGGACTGCGAGATGTATTTGGTGCCGCTAATGGATATGTGCCAAATTATGCACCGACTCCATTAACATACTCTGATATAGGTTCCGGCAGAAGCGGAGGCTCTTCAGCTGCGCAAGCACAAATGGAAAAAAACGCCAAGCAGTACAATAAAAGTCTGCAAAAATTAATAAAACTTTTTGAGCGAAAAAAACTGAGCCACGAGCAATTAATAAAAGGTTCAAATAATTTAAATCAAAAATACAGAGTAAATGCAAATGCATCTTCAAAAGTGTCGAAAGAACTTAATTCTATGCAAGGCTCTATTAGTAAAGCTAAAGCGGGTCTATCTGGTATGAATAGTAAATTTGCGGGCAGCAAGGTTGGTAAGGCACTTGATAGTAGCGGTGGACAAATGGCTCTTATGATGGGATTACCTATGGCAGGGGGATTTGTAGAAGAAAATGTAGGAGGAACACTTGGTTCTGCGATTGGCGGAGCTTTACAGGGGGCTGGGACGGGAGCTTCAATGGGGATGATGTTTGGACCTCTTGGAACCGCAATAGGAGCAACTGCTGGAGCACTTTACGGTTTAACTTCTGGAATTGAAAAAGCCAAAGACTCTCAGGCTTTGTTAGTCGCAGAACAAAACATCGCTCGACAAAAAATAAACGACGATAAAGTTGCTGCTTCTTTTAATGCGATGATTGGAGAAATTGTACAAAACACTTCTAAGATCAATTTTGATGCTCAAGCCAATATTTCGGAGCAAGTTTCTGTATTCTCTAAATTGGGCAAAGCGGGTTCAGGAATATTCGGAATGAAAAATGGGGAGACCGCAGATAAATTAACTGATTCTTTGCGCGCAATTATAGCAACTCCAGATTCAAAAGGCGGCAAGGCTGCAAATCTTTTAGGACTTGAAGTTGAGGACTTGATTGATCAGAATGCAGTTCAATTTACAAGAGAAAATGAGGGCGAGTTTTTTGACTTTAGAGATAGTATCCTGCAAATAGATAAAGTCGTCGAAGGTATATTAAACAGAACTATCACAGAAAAAGGCGTTGGCGCTGAGGATGACGACCCATCAAATATAGCTATAAATAGTTTAAATGAATCCAGAGAAGATCTTAGAAGAGCTTTGATTGTTCAAATGAATCAGATGGAGGGAGGGCGGGCAATAATTGCTGATTTTTATAAAACTCAAGAGGTAACAACTTCTTTTGCGAAAGAATTTCAGGGATTTTATAAAGAAGCTCCAAAGACCCTTGCTGAATCAGTCGCCGTACTTGGTAATCTTTCGGTTGAAGATCTTCAAGGTAAAGATCGGGAAGGTGCAGCTAAGTCAGTGGTGAAATCTTTTATTGAAAAAGGTTTGGATGATGATTCGGAAATGCAAGTAGAAATTAAAGGCAAAATAGAAACTGTTAATAAGCGTCAACTTTTGGCGGCAGTTGAGGCCGCAGAAGAAGGCCAGCAGTTAGCTAAATTATTGCAAAGCATAGGATTATCTACTAAAAAAGTACTCACCACTTCAAAGGGGCAACAGCGAGCAGTCATTCTACAACTAAATACTCAGAAAGCTATGATCACTGCTCAACGAGCCGCTTATAAGGCTCAGGTTGATATAAAATCAAAATATCTAAAACAATCTAATTTATTGAATTCTCAAGAAAAAATGCTCGGCGGGTTAATGAGTGAAGAGCAAAAAGTTAGAATTCAGTATAATAAAAATTTATTAAAAGCTAGTGAGGCTTATGCGTTAGGCGCTCAGGCTGCTGTAGCCGATAAAAGGGCAGGAATTATTACGGATATTGGCAAAGATAAAAATCTACAACAAGCTTTAAAGCAGGAGTTGTTTAAAGATGAAATCGGAAAAGGTAAAAAATACTCAAAAGTCAAAGAAGTCGAGACTGCAGATTTGACTTATAAATTAGCAGCAATGGACGCTGAGGAATTATTGGTAATTTTAAAAAATCTTAATATATCGGGGGATGCAGCAAACAAAATAATAGAAAATAGAAATTTATTGTACGAAAATGCTATTGATACTCTAAAAAAGCAAGAGACATTGACAAACAAGCGAAGTCAATTAGAGCGCGACTTAAATATGAAGCTTGCAGAGCGAAAAACATTAATGGAAGATATTAATCGTGAAATGCAAAATTACGTTCGAGGCTTAGATTATGCAACTCAATCGAGAGCCATGGAATCAGAAATAGCATCTGCTCAATTTAGAGCTGGACCCGACAGGACTAGAGAAGAAATTGTGGCCGAAGAAAGAAGGCTTGTCGAGCAACGAAAGCAAGACACTATTGGTGAATATGTAAAATTCACGGCTTCCAAGAGTGCAAAAATAGTAGAAGCATCAAAGACTCGTGAGGACCTTGAGGGCCTGTTTGCATCGCAAGGCGGAGAAGCTGAAGTTCAAAGATTAGAAAAAATTGCCATGACCCCTGCTCCCATCGCCAATTGGAAAGAAGTTAATCAAGAACTGCAGGAATTAAAAACTCTACAAGGGTCAGTAAATGTCGCAAAAGAAGAAGAAAAACAATTAATGCAAGATACAACCAAAAAAATTGAAGATCAATTAAATTTAACTAATCAAAAAATCTCAAAAGAAGAAAAACTACAACAAATCAGAGAAAAAGAATATGCGCGAAAAACTGGCCCTGGCGCTTTCGGAGAGGGCATTAAAGATGCTGGGATAGATATGGAAAAGCGGGTCGCTATGATGGACTACGAGCTTGGCCAAAGAATTCCGCAAGCTTTCGCTGATGGGCTTTCCAACGCAATGGTTGACGCAATTAATGGCACAAAAAGCATAAAAGAAGGTTTAATGGATGCCGCGATTGGGTTTCTTGGTATGATTCAAAAAGCCATGATGCAAAAAATGGTCATGCAAGCAATGGGGTCCATGGGGTTTTCTCAAGGAGGTAATGTCCGCAATTACTCAAAAGGCGGAAATGTTCCCGCAAGGGTTTCGGATGGAGAATATTTAATGAGTCGAGAGGCTGTAAATAAATACGGCGGATCATTTATGCATGGATTGAACGCTGGAGGGCGCGCTCCTGAATTCGCTAGCGGCGGGGAAGTTTTTAGTGCTGGATTAATTGGTGGCGGTATATCTTCAAAAATTTTAGAAGGAAAAAAGAAACGTCAAGATTCTCTGAGAACTGCTGTGGAGAATAATTTACTATCGAAGGGGAAAATAAAAAGAGAAGAGGGTTCTATGGGGGCGCCTGTAGAACAAGGGTCTGCGCTTGCCCAAAATTTTGGAGGAGGGCGAGGTTTTGACTCTGGTAGGTTATACCAAAAAAGAGCGATGAGCAGCGCTTTTTACGCTCAGTCTGATAATGTGGGACTTACCGAGGATACAGGTGCAATGCAATCAATACTTTCAGAGGAAGATCATATTCGTCAAATGGAAGAAGCAAGAAGGCAGGCTAAAAAAGCAAAAAGGAAGCAGTTGATGAATATGGCTATTGGCGTTGCCGCTCAATTTGCACTTGGAAAAATATTTAGCGGCAGCAGTGGGCCAAAAATGGGGCTAGGAAGGGACACTATATCAAGAATGCCTGAAAGCTCATTTGATTTTTCGGGCGTTAAGTCTAGCCCTGTAGGAGATTTTTCTCAATTTGGTGATTATAATTATAGTAGCCAGTTAGGTCGATTATACAACGGAGGCCCAATTCGTAAGTATGCCAGTGGTGGACACATCGCAGGAAAATCTGGAATCGATCAAATTCCTGCGATGTTAAGCGAAGGAGAGTATGTAATCAAGGCTAGTAGTGCTCGTCAACTTGGTAAGCCAATGCTTGATCAAATAAATGCAGGAAAATTTCAATTCGGAGGAGAGGTTTCCCCTATAAACTCGGTTGCTGAATCAACATCTTCAGGAGGGAACACTAATAATATTTCCATATCGGTCAACATTAAAAAGGGCACAGGTGAAGACGCAACTCAGGTTGAAGATGCAAAACCAAATTCGGAGGATGGAGGGCCTGACGGAGCTCAAGAGTTTGCGGACAAAATAAAAACTCAAGTTGTAGCTGTCATTGTCCAGGAGCAGCGTCCAGGAGGGTTGCTTTTTGATTGATGAGCTACTCGAATTACGAACAAGTTGTCATTCTCGACGGTTTTGCCTTATCGGGAGTTCAGAGTGTGGAGGCTAATTATGGGATATCCGAAAAGCCAATTAAGGTTGCAGGGGTTGGTTTTATTGATGCCCTAGTTGACAAGCCTCTAGAGGGTAACTTTTCGGTATCGAGGGAAATGGTAAGTTCTGACCCATTGCTTCAGCGGGACTCTTTGGGTAATTATAAATTTGACGAACAAGAAATCAGTGGAGTTATTTTATACGATAATAACTCGAAAGGTTTCGGTTTTACTAAGGCTCGGGTTAATCAGTATTCGATATCTTGCTCTGTGGGAGATATACCCTCCATAGAGACGAGTTTAACTGTATATGGAGAACTGGGAAAAGGGGTGATGGCTGGGAATAGCTCGTTGTTTGTTTTGAAAAAAAATTATAATGAAGGTTTTGATGGGGATTACGTTTACCTAACGAGCTCTAGCGAAGAATTTATTGATCAAAACGTAAATCTGCTTGAGTCTTGGAAAAATAAAACTCTTAGTGTATCTGATCAGGCTTATAATGGTCTAGCCGAGGACTCTAAATTTATCCAGTACGGATTTGTTGAGGCTTTAGGGTTGCGCACTTATTCCTCGGGGTGGTATTATTCCGATTGGTTTTTTATTTCCAAGAAGAATACCTCTTTGTCTTTAAACTATAGCCTTACATATTGCCCGGAAGTGAACGGGGTTTTCGATCATACCTTAAGTTCTTATTGGGTCTTTAATAATTTTCTTGGCTGGGTTTACGTTCAAACTTCTGAGTCTAATTTTTCCTCGAGCAAGCAAATGTGGTTTTCTGTTTTTCTTGAATTGCAAGGGAGTGGAGGGGCTTTTCAGTCGCCGGTTTGGATGTGGTCCGATCAGGAATTGTTAAATTCGAGGGGTGTAGCTTATTTATTCTCTCCAGAACAAAATATTATGCAGAATACTTGGGTTGAATTTTTTAGAGATTCTTTGGGCGAGTATAAATCTATTCTTTATGACCATTCTGGCTCAAGGTGGCTCGGAATGTCGGGGTTATCTGTTGATTCTACTTCCAAATTAATACTTGAAGAGTTAAGCTTAGAGGATATAAATTTAAGACAACTATCTCCAAGCCTAGCTCCTTCTGCAACTGTTCAGGATAACCTTCTGCTCCCCGCCTCGGATATTTTGACTCTGGGAAAAGACGCTTTTGAGCTAGCTACTTACGATGTCAATAAACTTATAAGAAGTAGTCATCCACCAATCAGCTTTCCAGACCAATCAACTATATCAATAATTATTGATGATTTTAATATAGACGCTGTTAGTGATTTTAGTTTTAGTCGAGCAATAAATCTTCAACCTATATACGCGATCCCAAAAGGAACTTCAGAGGATTGGGCTTTGGGGAAAAAGGCTTCAGTGAAAAATCTAGAACCTGTTCAAGTTGACACTCAGTACCCAATAGAAACAGACATTAATGTTACTATTATAGTAAATAATTACGAAATAAGAGAAATAAAAGATAGAATTCAGTCCGCCCCAAAGAGTAACGTAAGTATAATCATAAGTGATTCTAAGACAGGGTTGGAAATTGATTCTTTTTTTGGAAGAAACGTAAGGCTCGTGGGAGAATCTATTTCTTCTTCTGTTGAGGGGGAGATGTCTATATCTTTGACATATAAAGGTTATGACACTTACAGGTATTTAAATTATGAGTGACCCTTTTTTAAGATTTGAAAGCGGTAAAATATCTTTAGGTAATAAAGATTTAATGGTCAACTCTGCTAATTTGTCTATGAGCCCATCTCTTGCTGTTGAAAAAGTTTACGGAAATTATAAAAGGGGATTGTCTGGAGCGGGAGTTGAATTTGTTGGCTTTTCTCCTATTCAGCCGCTAACTGGAACTTTGGATATAGGTTTCTATATATCTGCAGAAACTTTTTCAAAAGACGGCTCCCCTAATAACATAAATAGGATCTTCGATATAAAGAGTGGAATGTCAGAGCTTCCTGTTAACGGAAATAAAGTTGGGAGGTACTCGTTTGACAACGCTTTTTTAACATCTTTGAGCTTCAAGCTTGTTCCTTTTGGCGTTATTCAGGCTTCAGCGTCTTACGCTATTTACGGAACTATAACTAATAAGGGTGTTGCCGACACCTTTAATAAGAGCGAGGTTGATTTTGCTCACGGATTGAAATCTTTTGGGGATTTAAAAATTGGTTCGTCAATTGCGGAGGATGTTGTTGGGGGCAGATTTGAAATTAGCGAGTTAAGTTATAGTATAAAGGTGGAAAGAAAAACGCATTATCGAGTTAGAGAATCTGAAAACACCTCTGTAAATACTAACGCTTCGGGAGTTCTTCCTTGCAGGGTTTCTGTTGAAGGAATAGAAAAAAAAATGAATATAACTTCTAACGAAATTGTTCCTTTTTTAAATTCTTACGGAGTTCAACAAAGGCTTGCTGGCGTAAATAGCGATCTAATGGTTGATGCTTCTGCTTTTTTGTACTCTTTGCAGGATACTCAGATAGCTAAGTTTGATTGCTCCGGCAGAATTGTTGATCAGTCTTTATCCATTTCTGAGGGTCAACACTCAATGGGTTCCATATCAATCAGAGAAGTAGTCAGCTAATTATGAAATACCCAGGATCTCCATTTTATATAGATCAGTTACTAGAGAATATTGATCCAGGATTTAAGCCTCCTTCTTTCGCTGGGCATATTTCGAATTATAGTGGTAATTTTGAACAAGGAGCTAGTTATAAAAAGTTCGATTTTGTTTACAATACTGGAGATAGTTCTTTTTATTATGCAAAGGAGGATATTACCGACGGAGCGGGACTGGTTCTCGAGAGCTCTCACCGATTTTCTCTTGATCCTGACGGACCGTTAATTGACGGCAAGCCATCTTATTATATAATAGATGAACTTGCTGAAGCTGAAGCTCTCGGCAGTGAACTTCAAGTGGGTCAGACTTTAAAAATAGAGGGTTCTGTTAATGGTAATGATGGAAGTTTTTTAATTAAAGACGTTGAAGCTAACGTTGAGAATATTCCCGATAGCGACATTATTCTTCAAACCCTTGATGTTTCTACTGTTGGGTTTGGTTGGTATAGATCAAGCTGGTTCTTGTTTCCTGGAAGAGGTGGAGATAATGAATTAAATTTAACTTCATTCTGGCGCTCTCAAGAAACTAACTGGATAAGAACTAGCGCTCTTGGTTGGTTGTACCTTTCACCTTTGCCGCAGGGCTTAAGCTTATCTCCCCCAGAGAGAAAGTTGTGGTTTTTTAGAGAGACGTTTTTTTCAAGAAATACTCCTGAGGGGGCCTTACCTGCGGGGCATTGGATCTATGCTAGTGAAGAACTTATCGGAGGAAGTGATCTCGAATCAAACAGTTTTCTTTACTTGGTTCCTCAATTTACTAATGAGCTTGGGCCTGAAGGTTGGTTATATCTGAGCAAAGGCGATCAAGATAACTCTATGTTTATTTATAATTTTTCTAACGAAAAATGGTACGGCATAAAAAGGGATCTTGCTGGAGTAAATAATAATGTCAATGGAGTTACTATTACTCAATCTAAGCCTTCTTTTCCTGTTCCTGACAGACTGGGAGACGGAAAGGTTTCAAAAATACAAATTCAAGGGTTAACAGATAATGACTCTATAGTGTCTTTCGAGGAGAAATCCTCTAACCCTATAAAGTTATCCTTGATAAACTTTACTCCTGGCAGTAGCCCTGATAAATGGGCAAAGGATTTGTTCTTTTTTGACTGCGATTACGGCTCTTCTGCTAATTTTAAATGCGATAATTTTAAATATGAATTTGGTAATGGTTATTATATAACGCAGCCGAAGTCTATTAATTCTCTAAGTTGCAATTTTAATTTAAGTTTTAAGAATAGGACTAACAGAGAAGCTAATGCAATTATTCATTTTTTAGAAAATCATCAGGGGCAGCATGAAAAACACGAAAATTCAGTAAACTTAAAATATTCTCAGGGAGTGTCTGGATTTAGGTGGGGCGGGGATTCAACCTTCCATCCGTACGATTCAATATCTAATCAGTCTAAAGATTTTTACTGTAATGAATTTTCCCATTCTTTGAATTTCGAAAACAGTAATGATATTTCTTTATCTTTTAGAAATTTTAATACTTCAATACTTAATAAGTCTGAAAGTATGTATGTAAAGCCTCCTGGCAGTTATAATGAAAATATAAATTATCAACTTAATGATGTAATTTTTTCTACTGGAGATCATGAGTATTATTATTACTGGAATGAGTCTTCTTCTGTTAATGGAAGAAGTCCGGTTCGTGAAACGAGCGAATATTCTCGTGAGTTTGGTTATTACGAACAAATAAATAAAGAATTTTGGACTAGAGATTTCTTTTGGAAGCCTTCTTTGGGTCTTGAGGTAAACCATTCAGTTTCTCTCCAGGAAATCTCTGTTGATAACTCTTATATTCAGATGTATAAAGATGGTATTAATGATAATTTACTTACGCTGAACTTGAGTTTTAATAATAGGGGTGACGAGGAGGCTTGGGCCATTCTTCATTTTTTAGAGAGTCATTACGGATCTATTCCGTTCTTATTCTCTCCTCCTGCTCCATACGAGACTCCTCAAAATTTTATATGTTCGGAGTGGAGTCATGTTTATAATTTTAAGAATAATCATAGCATTTCTGCTGTTTTTGAGCAGTTCCCTTTTAATTTAACCTCTTCGAATTTATCCAGTTATACTTCTCCACCTTTGTATACTCCCGGAGAGTTAAGTTTTTCGTCTCCACTGGTTTTCTCGGATAAATTTTCTTCTGGAGGTTATAATAAACAAAGAATAAGGAATAGGTTAAAGTTGGAGAATATAGGTGATGGACCTGTTACTTTACATTCAATTATTTGCAATGATGATCATTTTGAAATTCTTGGCTCTAACTCCTTGGTGCCCCCTTTTATTCCCGAGTCCACCTCTGCAGAGTCTTTTATTTACGTCTTGCCGAGTGATAAGAATTTACCTTTTAATCTTGATGGGGCAAAAATTAAACTTGATAAGAAATTTAAGGATGGTTTAGACGGTGGGCAATTTTTTATATTAATGGAGGGTAGCGGGACAGTAAAAAGCGAGTGGACTCCTAAGTTAGTAAATGGTCGCCAGCAATCTTTTTTTCAGGATAACACAGGAAAAATAAGGGATGTTTTAGATGAGGATGGCGAACGTTACCTTTGTGAATATTTTATTGCTGAGCAGTTTTTTGAAAACAATTCTCAAGCAGAAATTCCCGGAGGATCTTCTGGTTTTATTGATATAGTCTTTGATGGGGAAGGTTTCTCGCAGGAAAAAAATTACCTAGTGAACGAAGATGGCGAGCAAATATATTATAAGTTGGTCGGCGATGATATTTACGAATCATACGTTAATAAATATTCAGATCTATCTGCCTCTTATTTAAGTTTTTTGAGTCAAAAACTTTCTTTTTCTCGCGAATTCAAATTAAAGATTCATACTAGCGATACACTTAGTACTTTGTTTCAAAAAATGTTGGACAGGGTTCCTAGCTATGTAGAAACGAATGATCATTGGGGTTGGACTTTTGATGGAAATACTACTGTTGGGCAGGCGATTAAAATAATCGAAGGGTCTCCAGAGTTTAAAGATAAAACTAGTAAATCTTTATTTGGTAAGATTCACTGGAACGATCATGGTCCCTCTCAGTCGAGAACTTTGCCTGAATCTTCCGGGCCTATTGAAATTTCCAATGAAGATACGTATTATAGTTCAAAGATTATTATAGAAAGCAGTGAGCAATTTAGCCCTCAAGAAGCTTCATTAAGTGTATATATTAAAAATTTATGAGTAAGTCCCAATCGAATTTAAATAAGCAATTAACATCTTTAATTCCTGACTCTCTTATATCTTTTTTTGAGATAGATTTTTCTAATCTTCAGGTAGATTTTGAGAATTTAAGTGACTTGTACGGGGTCAACTTCGGAGCTGAGGCTAAGTATAGATTTTGCCCAATGATTAACAACTCTAATCCTGTAATATGGCAAGGTGTATCGTATCAACCTTTACCTATTAAGATGGAAGGTTTTGATTCTTCCTCTGACGGTAAGCTTCCAAGGCCTATGCTTTCAATGGCTAATCCAGAAGGTATATTTTCTAAAATCTCTCACTCTAATCAAGATTTCTCAAATTGCCAAGTCACAAGAAAGAGGACTTATGCAAGATTTCTTGATGATGAAAACTTTCAAAATAAAAATTTAAACGAAAAAGGGAAGAATCCTTTTGGCGCGGCGGATCCAAATTCCCACCTCTTGGACGATGTTTACTTTATAAATAAAAAAGTTTCAGAAAACAAACAAGTTATCCAATTTGAGCTTGTCTCGGCTTTAGAATTTGAAGGGTCTTGGGTTCCTGCAAGGATCGTGATGGCTGATTATTGTAACTGGACCTATCGTTGCTCTATTGGATGCGGTTATAAGGGCTTACCTATTGAGACTCAAGAGGGGAGGGTATTGTACAACGATATAGATCCCGATAAGAATTCTAGTATTGCTGAATGGGATCGAAATAAATCTGAATATGAAGTCGGAGATGTTGTAATGATTGAAGGCAAAGTTTACAAAAACCCCCAAAAAAGGGTTCCTCAAGTTTTTGTTTGTAACAAACAGCATAAGGATGTGTCTATGCATCACCCTTATCTAGACTCTAGGTACTGGTTGAAAGATGAATGCTCTAAAACGCTGGAATCTTGCTCGAAGAGGTTTGGTAGATCTAAGCTAGACCTTATTCCTTACAATAGGGCTGATCAAACTTATGAAGGTTTGAGATTTGGAGGTTTTCCTGGTACAGAAAAGTATAATGTCCAGGGTTGATTTTAATGAAAAAATATTAAAAGAAATAGAAGCGTATGCATTGTCTAATCCTCTTGAGGAGTCTTGCGGTATTATTCATAAAATTGAAGATCAGTTTTATTTTTTACCCGCAAAGAATTTGAGTGACAATAAGTTTGATTTTTTTATAATAGATAATCGCCTTATAATTGAATATAATACAGTATGCATATTTCACTCTCACCCGAGAACCAGTTGTAGGCCCACTCCTTTTGATATGAAAATTTCTGACGAACTGTGCTTACCTTTCTTGATATATAGCTTAATGGATAAAGAGTTTTTCTTATACGGGAATATAAGTGTATAGGTATATTAAGGTTTAAGGTGAAGAGTGTTTTTTTATACGGAAAATTAGGTGAGAAATTTGGTCGAAAATTCGACCTTAACGTCGATAGTGCGCTGGAGGCTTTTCGAGCTATAGACTCAAATTGTGAAGGTTTTTTTGATTATATCATTGATCAACAATTGAGGGAGGTTCACTACGCTATAGTTTGTAGGCACCCTTCGAGCATAAAGAATGAAAGAGATTTAATTGATAACTCTATAGGAGATAGTAATTTTAACTTAATTGTTAACTCTAAAGAAATTCACGTTCTTCCAGTTGTTGCTGGTTCCGGAGTTATAACAGCCGTTGTAGCAGCCTGGAAAGCTGCAGCTGTTATGACTAAGGTTATGATAGTTATGACGGCTGTTCAAATAGCTATAGCTATAATAACAAAGCCTCCTGAACCTAAGGACGATAGGAAAGACCCAGTATCTACAAAGTCTTTTCTTCTTTCTGGAAGCTCTAATAGGCGAGCCCAGGGAATCGCTGTTCCTTTGGGTTACGGAAGGTTGATTATTGGCTCTACCGAAATTTCTCACTACCAGGAGACTTTTAAATATACCAACTCTAAAAACGGCCATTTAGAGTCTTATGTTAAGTTGAGGTATGTTGACCTTATCTCTGAAGGGCCAATTTTAGGATTAACCAACTCTAATGGAGCGCTCCTTAGCACTTCAGATCTTAGAGAGGGTATTTTTTTAAATAATGTTCAAGTAAAGAATACTCCAAAATCTAGCGGGGAAGGGGATAATTCTCTAAACTATATTTTAAATGAAGATACAGAAGATGTTCCTGTAATAAAATTGGGTGAAGATGGCGAGACTAAGCTTTTGAGTCCAGATGTAAGATATTTAATTGATTATCAAAATGTCATGTTTGGCTCAAGCCCTTATGGCCCGTCAACTTCTCCGGGAAGTGCAGATTTCTGGGGAACAACGAAAAGAGCTATGAAACAAGGGGCTAAGGCGTTCGCTCATTCAGTCTCTAATAGTTCCGTATCTTCGGTAATCGCCGCGTTTAAATTTCAAGGTTCTCAAACCAATAAACAGAGTGGCGAAGTCTCTGGTTGGAACGTAAGGTTTGCTATTGAGGTTGTAATTGATAATGAAAAGTATAATTTGGTCGATTTAAAAAAAGATCCTACTTCGGGTTTTGACTTTTCAGGAAATACCCTGAGTAATGGCAGTGGGTCTTTTTATTGGCTCGAGAAAACAGGGGAAAATGATGGGATGTTCGTGATTAACGGTCTTGCTACATCAGCTTACCAGGTAGATCTTAAGATAGACTTAGGGGAAAATGTATCTAGTCTAAACTTTATAAAACTCAGTTCTGAGTTGGACCCTTCTGTTAGCGGGGGAACTGTTGGTGGAATGAGGAGGGAGAGAGCATTGTCGGTTGCGCATATCGTCGAAGTAATTAACGAAAAACTTTTATACCCTAATTCCTCATTGATATCTTTTTGTATCGATTCCAAGAACTTCTCGAAAGTTCCTGCTAGAACTTTCCACGTGAAATTAAAAAGGGTACTGGTCCCTTCTAATTTTGATGAGTTTTCGAAAAAATACATAGGTCCGTGGAACGGCTTGTTCAAGGGTCAAAAATCATCCTCTGAATCTATATATAGCATAAGCGATAAAGATAAAGTGTGGACAGATAATCCCGCTTGGGTATACTTTGATATGTTGAATAATTGCAGGTACGGCCTAGGGAAATACGGCTTGGAGGAAAAAAATATAGACAAATGGCAGCTTTATAGGATCGCTAAATATTGCGATGAGTTGGTTGAGACTGATTTTCCTATAGAAAACAAACATGGCGTGCCTCGCCTGTTTAGCACTTATAATGAGATTGTGTTTGATGGAAATGAATATGATTTGGGCGTTTTTGATTTAGATATTTCGGGGAGCTCCTTTGATCAAGACAGAGAAAACGTTACGCTTACCGATGATGAGTGGATAGATGAATTCGGGGACGGAGATTCTTTTAGGGGTAAAAAGATTGCGTTTTTTATACATCAACACTCTTTTTCGTTAGGCGGGTTAACCCTTTCGCAAAGGAGGTTAGCTCAAGAAAGGTCCGCTTTTAGGGAGGGGGAAATTGTGATCGAGGAAAGAGTTATTCATTCTAGCGACTGGAAGAAACGAAAGTTGACTGTTACAGGTCCTAGTTTTGAAAGTAACTCAGCAACCTTTGAGCATAATATGCCGGGGGTAGGAATTATAAAAAATACTATTGGAGCCTGCGTTGTTCAGAAAAATCATGCTGTCGTTGAGCCTAGGTTTTCTTCAAACTTTTACTTTACCGAAAGAGCTGACTCGTTAAAGATTCTAAACTCTATAGCTTCTGTGTTTAGAGGTATAACTTCCTATCAAGATGGGAAGGTCACGTCTGTGATTGATTGCTTCAAGAAGCCTTCTATGCTTTTTAATAATTCAAATGTTTCTCCAGATGGTTTTACGTATTCTGGCGTTTACAAAAATAAAAGAATAACCGCTGTCTTGATCAGGTATAATAATTCAGAAAAAAATTTTAAACCGGATATTGTGTTTGAAGAAGACGCTGAAGCTTCCCAGTCTTCTGGTTATTTAGAACACGAGATTATGTCGATGGGAGTTACGTCTCAGAGTCAAGCAAGGAGGTTTGCTAGGTGGGTGCTAATGACCTCCCAGTTAGAGACTGAGGGGGTGTCTTTTGAGTGCGGTCAAGAGGCGGCATACTTGGCTCCTGGTTCTATTATTGAGGTGTCTGACGAAATGCGAGCAGGTAAAAATAAAAGCGGAAGGGTTCTTTCTTTAAAAAGAAAAAAAAGAACAACCGCTGCTGGCAAAGAGATTATTAAGCACCTCATCTTTGTTGATAAAAGAATAGAGTCAGAGCCTTCCTTGTCCAGGATTGAGGTTACAATAGCTTCTGGAGCAATTAATACTGATCTTGATTTGATAGAAAAAAGAAGTAAAAGCGAATCTTCTCAACAAGATCAAGATCAGGAAATTGATTCCCTGCAGACTCCTCAGTACTTTAAGTTTTCAGCATTTATTAATGTTTCTAGCGACCCAGAGGATTTTGGTCCCGATGGGCAGTCTACTTATCTTACGGATTTAATGTTGAAGCTTCAGGTTGAGTTTGATATAACCTTAAATCAGGTTAAGTTATTTAACCATAACTTAAAGAGCGGGGATAGGGTTCGGTTTTCTTCCTCTGGGGTTCTTCCTGGGGGGCTATCTGTCGATAGAAAATTCCAAAAAGCTTATTTTGTTAAAGATGTAAACCGACATAGTTTTACTTTGTCTCTTGAAGATGGAGGGGCGGTTGTGAATATTGTAGATCAAGGTTTCGACTCTTTGTCTAATCGAGGAGGAAAGCATTTCGTTTCTCCCGAAAATATCGAAGGGATTTCCCCCCTTACTTTAAGCGCAATAGAGCAAATAGACCCAGGTTCAGCTTATTCTATTGCTGGGCTTTTTGACTCTGAAAGAAGGAGTGTTGATTTGGGGGTAGACGGAATAGGTTTTACTGATGCGGAATTAAACAAGCTTGGGGTTACGCACGATTCAGGTTTTGGTTGGGCTCAATCTTCCAGATTTGGTAGAATTTATATTCACTCTAGATCTTGGATCCTTTTGTCCTCTCATTACGCCAGGTGGATATCTATAGATAATTTTTTCGATAATGAACTGTTCAGCGGTTGGGTTTGGAGTCTTGAGTTGGGTTGGATTTGGTTGAGTGATGTTTACTATAATGATGGTGTTGAATTCTGGCTTGTTTCTGATGGAGAGAGAGGTTCGGAAGACGGAACTTGGATTTCTCCTATAATTTCAGAAAAAGGAAAGATTTATTGTATATTTTTATTTGATAATATGCAGAGTGGTGGAGTTCTGGAAGTTTCGGACGACTACAGGATTGGCGATATTGATCTTGAGGTTATTTCTGTTCCTGTTCAGGGTGCTGAATATTATGTTTTAGCATTTAGGGATGATTTTGCTAAAGGCTGGGATGATTCTTATAGAGACTCAATATCTAATTCCAGCACCACTCCTACTGCCGCATCTGTTGAAAATTTCTTGGATAATTCAAATTTCAAAAGAGTGGGGGTTTTGGAGTTTATTCCTTCTGGTTCGGAAAGTTCCATTCAGGGAGAGGAGTCTGTTCATGTAAAGATTTTAAATTCTCATGACGCGGATCTTAGTCAAAACTTTACGGTTAATTTCGATAGTGTTGAGGATAATATAAGTGGGGCTTTTCACCAAAGCATTATTGCTCAATCCTGGCACACTATTAGGATATCTGAAGACATTGTTGAGCTTATTGGTTCTTCGCAATTAAAGCAAATAATGGACACGCAGAATTTTTCTTTGCAGAATTATGGATATATTAGTTTTTTCGAAAACGCCAGATCAATTAACCAGAGGATTTATGAGTCCGCGTTGTATCGGGTAATGTCTATTAATGAAGAGCCTTATAATAAGTATAAGGTATCAGCTTTAGAATATAACCCTTCGAAGTTTGCGGCCATAGATAAAAAGGGTATAGTCAGAAAACCTTCATTGCCAATACCCCCTCAAGCAGATATGTCTGTACCTGAGCCTCCTGAAGGTTTGATTTTAACAGATTTAACTGTATAATAGTTATGGTTTCCACTTCATTAGGCGTCGAATTTAAGGTTTTAGATTTAAGTGCTAAGTACGAGGTTGTTGGGACTTCAGATAACTATTCTTTCCAGTATGAATTGGGTAGAGGTAATGACATTGTTAGTAATATAGGTGATACCGTTCAGGAGGTTATTTCCTTGAAGGGTAATTATGGAGTCTTCAAAGTAAGAGTTTTTGCTGTAAGTGATATAGGGATAAGATCTTCATTTTTAGAGGATACTGTAAATATTAGCCCTCCGGAGTTTGATGGTACTTTTACTTTTTCTAATCTAAAAATAGATGGAATTAGTCAAATTTCAGAGGTAGGAAAAACAATTATACATACGCCTGAATACCCTGGCGATAAAATGATAGTAAATTCAGAATATATCGGAAGGGATATAAAGCTATCTTGGGATCTTCTTCCGCCCGCTGGTCACCCTCTTGAGGGGGCGCCTGTAAGCTCCGAGTTGCTTTCTGATAAGTTTTTTGATCATTTTAAAGTGAAAATTAAGAATGGCGCCGACTCTTTAATTATTGAAGATTCGATCCTTGACTCGTCTGCCGCTTTACGCAACAACCTTTCTACCGACGAAGTTTCTGATAAACTGAATTATTATAGAGATTTTAATCTTCACTTAAGTAGAGAAGTTTTTGAAGAGTCTGAGCTTAACCTGAGTAGGACTGTATCTTTTGAAATTGTTGGTTTTGATGTTTTTGGGAATTCTTGCACTGGTATGTTGACGGGCGTAAACTACGAGCCAAACTTAACCGCTTCCCAGTCTTTGCATGGGTCAAAATGCTCGTTTGCATTTTCATCTTTAGATACAGATTTTGAGTCTACCCGAATAAGGTTTATCGCTATTCCAGAGGGCGAAGCTTTGTTTGATTCTTCAAGTATAGAGCTAAATCAGGAATATTACGCTTCAATTAATGGGGCCTCTGATTACGTTTTTTTAAAAAACGAGTATATTGCTAGCGGGGATAGGTTTGTTGTATTTGAGGATGGTCACGTATATAAATCTATACAGGATCATGTTAGTTCTGATAATTTGAAACCTGGGAATTCTGATTTTTGGCAGGATCTTGGGGAGAAGGTTCCTTATATAACTTCTCAAGAGGATACTGACTTGGATTTTTTTGAGGTAGACCAGCTGTTTGGTTATTCTTATTATTACGATTTTCAGCCTTTTGACGCTTACGGTTCTGGGGCTATTTATAATTTAAGTGAGGATAGCTGGGGAAATAGCTCGCTTGCCCTTAGATACTCTCAGTATTCAGATTTAAAAAGTATAACTTCTTCGATAAAAATTAGAGACTTATCTTTTAGGGAGAGAGGAGACTCTTTAGTTTTTGATTGGAAGTTTGAAGATCAAGATGGTTTACCTGTCGCAATTAGCTCTTATAAATATTTAACGAATGTTTTAGATGCTCCTTCTGTTATCGGAGTAAGCGGCCACCTTTTTGATAATCACACTGATCAGTATTTGTCTGGAATTTTTTCAGAAGAGATTATAGAAAGTTTTTCGTATTCTAGAGAAAAGAATAATCAAATTTATAAAAACGGGGGTTATCCGCCGGGAGTTTTTAGTTTTGACCCGTCTTTGGTATATTCCCCCGGCTCAAGCCTTAATAATTGCGAAGTTGATCAAAAATTGTTTTCTGCTTATCTAGATAATTCTCTTGAGCAGCCTTACATTAAGCCTGTGTACGAACTTTGGGATTCTTCGAGAGATTATTACAAAAGAGAAGGTTCTCCTTTTTCGGATATAGTCTCTTATAACGATAAGTTATTTGAGGTGGTTCAAGATTTTGGCCCAGGGTTGAGCTCTTCACTAGGGCTTTTTAATGAAACCTCTGTCTATAAGGCGGGGGATGTCGTTTTATTTCCCGTAGGCTTTAACATTTTTACTCCATCTGATAGGTATTTTGTTGGCGAAATGGTTCTTTTTGAGGGTTCTGTATTTGAATGCTTAAGAGATATAGAGCCTAATAATATATTAAGTTTTCCGGACTCCAATTTTGAGTACTGGAAAAAGCGACATGTTTATGAAAAAACGAACCTGTTTTTATTTAAAGCTAATATCGATGTGGGTTTATCCAACACTCCTCCGAGTGAGGGATCTGCAGAATGGTCCATACAAACTCCAGGTAGTTCTTCTAGCTTTTCTCTTTTTGCGGACAGTTTTTCCAGTCAACCTTTAACGGATAATATTTATTCTGAAGGGTTTGTATTTAAGAGAAATGTCTCTAATCCGACCTTAGCTCCTACAACTCCGTTAGTTAGCTTAAATCAAGATTATTCTGCTGAAGAATGGACTCCTTTTTGGGAGTTAGATGATCGTTTCGACGACGTCGTATTTAAGCATGTTGGTATTCCGGAAGGCGGAAAAAGAAGTGTTGGGCTTGAGGTCGGGATTGTAGATTCCAACGGGACTGTTGTTGTTTCGGATAGAATTATTGGCGATAATCCAGCTCCAACAATATCAAGTAATGGTTTTTCTGTAGATTCTCAAAGCGAAGTAACAAAAGTAAAATTTAATTTTAATTATATTCGAGGTAGGCAAGAAAAAACTACTTTATTGAATTTATATAGATCTGATCAACCTGATTTTGAGATAACAGGTTCCGATGGTTTGCCATTTACTGAAATTAATCAGACAAACTCTACTTTTGTTAAGTCCGTACTGGGAGAAGGAGATGCAACTTTTGGAGATAATATTACTCAAATAGTAGATGATACCGCAGAAGTGGGCGAGGAAATAACTGGATACTATTATAAATTATTACCTTTCGATGATTTTGGTAGTGGAGTATTGTATACTGCGGTTGATGATAAAGATCCAATAGAAAAAGTTTGGGTTTTACCTAAAAACTTTCATTCAAAAAATCCAGATGCTCCTACTGGTCCCGCTATAAAAATTACTACAGACGAAATTCCTGGACCTGTAAAGAACTTAGAAGGCGAAACTGCTTTTGAAAATTATTTCTTGAATTGGAATATGCCTAATGCTCAAATTCAAAATAATCTTTTGGTTGATGCTGCTCCAAATGATATTAGTTACTATGAGGTGTGGCAATCAGCAGGGCAACCTAATAATTTTTTACAATTTTCTGATGGATCTTTTTTAACAGAAGAGCAAAATGCTACAGGATACAGAAGAATTGATGGAATACAATATACCTTTGGAGATAATATTCCAACTGAATATGAAGATTTTGCGAGTGGTATTGTAAATGCTACAAATGTATTGGATATAGATGCATCTTCTCCGTCTATACAAATAACTCATAGAGGACAAGTAAATGATACTAGTTACTTTTGGGTAAGACCTGTTGATCACGCTGGAAATAAAGGGCCTTTTACTGGTGCATCCGATCTTGCTAATACTGATAATGTAGAGGGTTTGAAGTTAATTTTAGGACAAGCAAAAACTACAGATATTGCTGACTTTGAGCAAAATATAACAAAAACATTTCCTAATACGGTAGCTTTGGTTCCTAATAACCCTTTTAAAAATCAAGACCCCAATAGTTCGTCTATATCTTGGGAAAGTCATTATTTGTATAATAACGGAACTGGCTATTATATTTCTGCAGGTAGCACAGACGATAAATTTCTTTATTTTACGGGAAGTTCTTTAGAGTTAACTGAAGACCAAAAGAAGGAAGAATTAAAGCTGGGTCAAGCTGGAGGAGGAACTCTTGACGACTCTAAAAATAATCCCCTCAGGAATGTAGTCTTTACTGGAGATTACGATTCTGTAGATTATCATCCCGCTGGACAGGGGCAGGGTACCGACAATGAGCTTCCGGCAGTAGTAGATGATAGCGATTTTATAATAGCAAGAAATGTAAACGGCGTAGCCTCTCCAATGTGGCACGCATTTGCTAACGCATTGATTGGTAGTGCTCACATAGAAAATGCCGCTATTACAAATGCAAAAATTCATAACTTAACTGCAGACAAAATTAGAAGTGCAGAAATAAAAGGTCAAGATATTCAGGTGGGTCTTGGTGGGGGTAGCGGTCAAATTAGGAGCGCTGGCTTCGATGGTCTTGCTGATACTGGAAAAGGTTTTGTTGTTAGTGGAGACGGAAGCTTCGTTTTTGCGGCGGACGACGGAAGATTGCACTTTGATGATGGCGAACTTGTATTAGAAGGAAAGCTTAAGCAAGTTGATGGTAAAGAATATACGTTTATAGATTTAGATGCTTCACCTGATTCTTTCTTTTATAGTGAATTGTCTGATGGAACATATGTTAGTGATGGACCTCAAACCTGTGAAATTAGGGCGTCTTTTCAAAATAGTTTTGTTCAAGGCAATCAAGTTAGATTTAGAGTCAGTAATCCTAATAATGGATATGAATTTATTAAGTATAGCGATTTTAATGATAATCCTGCTTCTGCGACATATGGTAAATACAATATAAGCGGATTTAAATATGATCCAACCAATGGTGACTTTGTAGGCGGAGAACCTAAGGTTGCTACTGCGGAATTTAATGTAACTGGATTTAATCAAATGATTAACACTGTTGATTCGCAGCTTACAACAATTATTGTTTCTGCATCAGGATTAAATACCTCAACTGAAAGATCAATTCCAATTAATTTTGTAGCCGATGGAGCTGCTGCTGTATATGTAGAACTTACTGCAGATCAACAAGTTTTTGAATACGATTCAGATGGAAATGAGCTTGCAACGAATAGTGATCCTACATTAACTGCGGCGGCATATAATGCTGATGGATTGATATATTACAACTTTAAAGATTCTGCGGGATTAAGTTTGCAAGATTCAGAATCAAATTCTTATGTAGTACCAAATATACCTGAAGAATTTAAAGATATGCCGATAACTTTTTCTGTGGATATAAGTGGACAAGACGATTCAGCTATACTTGCCTCTGATCGTTTTACATTTTTCGGAACACATCCAGGTAAAGATTCGTATTCTGTTTTTCTAACAAATGAAAATCATACATATCCAGCAAATGAAAATGGTTTTGTTAGTAGTTCTGATCTTGACGTAGGTAAAACTCAAGTTAGATTCTTTAGGGGAAATCAAGAGTATGCCTTTGATGAAACTAGTCCATTCGGCGAAAATACATTTAGTCTTGTTAGTATGACTAGCAGTGATTCAGCTGTTACTCATTCTGCAGATCCACAAGGGGTTGGTGTTGATAGAAAACTTTTTGTTAAAATGGCTGCCTATCCTGACGATAAGAATGAGGGGACTTTTACAATAAAAGTAAAAGATAATCAATATAGCTCTCCAGATCCAGAAGTTACTTTTGAAAAAATATATACCTACTCAAAATCAATAGAAGCTGCCAAGGGAAGAACTGTTGAGTTGTCTGCTGATACACAGGCGGTTAAGTATGATACTGCGGGTGATAATCCAACACAAAATCAAACAGTTACAATAACCGCATTTACGACTAATTTCATTGCTCAAGCACAAGGTGGAGCGGGAAATGTGGAGTATGAATTTTTTGTAGTAACAGAGCCAAATACAAGTAACATTAAAATTAAAGGTAGGGGACCGGATAATACTGTAGGCGTTGCAATTCCTAATACTCATGATGGAACTGCAACAACAAATCCTGCAACTTATAGTTTGCCTGTTACGATAGAATGTAAAGCATACGACGAGACAGTGGTCGCAGGTAACTCTGTAAAAGATGATGACAATCAACCAAGAGCTACAGATCAAATTACAATATTCGGTCTGAAAGAAGGCTCTAATGCTATCACTGTAATTCAGTCTCAGCAATTTGTTAATGTTCCTGTAAAAAATGATAGCTCTGGTGGAGTAACTGATGTAGATGTTTCTAATACAGAAAATATTTTAACTGTTTTTGATGGAACAAATCAATTAAATTATAAATCAGACCCTGTTCCGACAACCATAGATAATGCAGATATTGGTTTTTATATTACTGCTACTTCATCGAATAATGCTCAAGGAAGTGCATCTTTAACAGTAACCTCTGGGGCTGTTACCGGTCAGCCTAAACAATTTAAAACAAGCATAGCTCAAGCCTCAGATTGGATTACGAGCGAAAATTCAGCCAAAATAAATTATGCAATAACTGTAATTGATCATGATAAACAAAAAAGAGAATTAGATGCAGAACAAAATTTAGTTAAAACTTTTGATGGAACAATAGCAAGAAAAGTAGATTTGCTTGCAAGCAAGCAAGCTGTGAAATATAATACAGCAGGGAAAACTCCAAATCCTGGAAGTATTACATTAACTGCAGAAGCTCATAATACGGTTGGTACTGTAGCTTATATTTGGGAGGTGGATAACAGTTACAGTTTAGGTGGTACTGGGTCAACCCGTACATTTAGCCCACCTAACGGTATATTTGATCCAATAAAAATAAAGGTAAAGATAAGCGAAAACGGGACAAGCGGGACTATCCTGGCTGAAGATGAGGTGACAATTTATGGTATTCAAGACGGATCTGACGTTATAACAGCAATATTAAGTAACGAAGCTCATTCTTTTACTGCTGATAGCGATGGAAATGTTTCAGACTATGGCGGCGGCCAGACAAGTATTCAAGTGTTTCAAGGTGCTACCGAGTTGAATTTTTCTATCGCTGATGTAGGCAACGACGCTTCAAAATATAATGTAGCAAAAACTGAGGGCGGAATAAATGCGGGTAATTTAGAACAACATTCAAATGGTTGTAGGACTCCCTCAGTCAGTAATATGGCTGGTAATTCTGCTTTTATAGATTTTACAATTACAGGAAGAAATGATGAGGGTATTGAATTTGGACCAATAAATAAAGTTCAAACCTTTTCAAAGTCTATCGCTGGCGAAGGAGAAATAGGTAATCGAGGAGTTGGAGTTGTTTTTAGGGGACTCTGGGAGTCTGATAAAATATATATAGGAGCAACAGAAACATCTGATAGAGGAGATGTTGTTTTTTATGACGATGGGAATCAGTCTTCTTTTAAATATTGGATAGCGCAAGAAGATCATACTAGCGTTGATTTTGCAAGCGATAAGCTTGCAGGAAAATGGGAGAGTTTCGGCGCTGAGTTTGAGAGTGTTGCGACTGATTTATTATTATCGAAAGATGCTGTGATAACTCACACCCTTACAATGGGTCAAGGTGATATAAATGGTGGAAATGAATATGTTGGGCATGGCGGATTAATAAAGACTGTTGGAAAAGAATTTGGAAATGGAGTGACTGGGTTTTTCTTGGGTAATACAGGAAATCCTCCGAATCCTCAATTTGATGTTGGGGGAGAAAGTTCTTTTATTAGGTTTGATGGTGATTCAGATAGAGTAGAAATTAAAGGATCATTGATTATTAATAGTAGGGATAATAATAATTTAAACAAAAATTCTATAGATGGAGAGGACGCAACATTTATTGGTGGTGGATATAATAATTCGATATCAGGTTTGGGTTCCTCGATTGTTGGTGGGGGAGGAAATGATATAAGTGGAAGGTTTTCTTTTATAGGTGGAGGTTTTGATAATAATATGGGCGACAATTTCTCTGCTATTGTTGCTGGATACAATAACGAAATGCCAAATACTGGAGAGCTGCATCAAGGAGCTAATCTTATTGGGGCAGGAATACATAATATTATTGACGGAGGAACTTCGCAAACTATAGTAAATGGAAGCGAAAACCTTATTCAGCAAACAGGAAATGTTGGGGACGAGCTTGTAGCTTTTGATGGTCAACAAGGTTGGCTTTCTCCAGGTTTTCTTGGAACTTTTTCTGGCTATGGGGGTGGAGGTTTTGCGTATAATAAAAGCGCTAATTTCGTGGATGGTTCGCCAGGTTGGGTTGAAAACTCTTGGTGGCCATCATACAAAAAAGATTGGGGTGTGAATACGTTAAGTGATGTATTTTATATAGGAACTAACCGAGGAATAAGTCAAAGCGCCTGGGTTTATCATACCGATTTAAAGTGGTGCCTCTTTCCGGATCAAAGTAGTGAAATGTATAATGACGCTGAATATAGAATTTATAATAGTTTATATGGAAAAGCTTATCCTAATAAAGATTCGTTTTACGTCTTTATGGCAGGTTTTGACCCAGACTTTCAGGATTTTTATTTCTGGTACAAAGATGAAGGTTTTTCTCTGGCGCAGTCTGGGCTTTCTTTGGGTCTAGGTATTATGCTTTACAGATCGTCTCAAGTGAGCGCCAATACTGGATGGTATTTTTTAAAAAAGGATAATTCTGAAATTAAGTTGTATCATTTTGGCACTCAACAATGGCACTCACCGATTAGTGTGCCCTAATAATGAAAGAAATTAAAAAATGACAACTTCTTCCCCAACATCAACGCAAGGTTTCAGTGATTATTATAATGATAATAATTTCATTGGCGCTGGAGTAGATAATCAAATAATAAACAGCTCGAGATGCTCAATTCTTCAAGGCTCTTCTAGTTTTATTAGCGGTAAATATAATTGCCATGCAATAGGTGATTATATGGGCGCAGGCTCTCTTCAGCTTGAGGATAATACTTTTAATATAGGTTGCTTTAACGGAACTTATTCATGGGGGCCAATATTCGCAAAAAGAGGATTGTCTGTTACTCATGATGCTATGTTTGGTGGGGAGGTTAGGATTGGCGGAAGTAGCAATAGGCATATTCAGCCTTCAGGTTTTTTTCCTGATAATTCATGGTTGGACATGGAAAACGGTTACTTTAAGGGTGGAAACGACTTTGGTTATGTAGATTTTGACGCTCAAATGGACCTGGAAGACATGACTCAAAGGTGGGCAGTAAGAATACATAATGGCTTTATAGAGGAAGATAGCGATACAAGTTCTGATCTTTTTATAACCACCGATCCTTCCCAAACCCAAAAGCTTTCTAATTTGAATGTTCAAGGAGATGTAATTTCTTTTTCTTCCTCTGACAGGAATTTAAAAGATAATATTTCTTTGATAAAAAACCCTCTCGATAAAGTTTTATCTCTTGATGCTGTAGAATTTGACTGGAATTCTAGCCAGCATGCATACAGAGGTCACGATCTCGGGTTGATTGCTCAACAGGTAGAAGAGGTTGCTCCAGAGTTGGTAGTCACCAGAAGTGATGGATACAAGGCAATTAAATATGATAAGATAAATTCTTTAATTGTTGGAGCCGTGCAGGAACAACAAAAGAAAATAGAATTTTTAGAAAAAAGGCTTGAAAGTCTGGAGCGGCGGTCTAGTCGTTCATAACTTTCATTAACACTCTAGCTTGCGTCGCAGGTATATCTGAAAAGTCATTCCATTCTTTCACTGAATCGTTTTTGTATTTTCCATCTTTCCACCAATCTCTGAGATAAACTTTAAATTCTTCAAAGCTTGAGCAGTTTAATTTTTCTTTGGCTAAGTTTTCTATCATTGAGTGGGGGGTAAGTGATGGAGATGAATTTGATTGTCCGGAGAATGACTTGTTATTCGATTTATCTATTTCATCGTCTCCTACGATATGCACGTTTAAAAAATTTCTCACGCATCTAACAAACGCTCTATTGCAAGCTATTGTTTCAAGGAATTTTGTGGCAAAGCTACTGGTGTTATTTAGAGTAGCGTTCGCCATATCTTGAAACTCAACAGCTTTGTTTCCTGTTTCATAGTTTGGTAAAAATTTTATTTTGCAAACTGCTGCTACGTGATCTTGTTCACATTTAACTATGTCATAAGAAACATCCAGAAAACCTCTAAGCTTTGCAAGTTCTTTTATTCCGCTTAGTTTTATTAATAGTTGGTGATCTCCCAGTCCAACTACGCTCCTTGGCATATCTTTTTTTCTTAAATCAAACCATGATTTGTTCGGAAATAAATGCTCATCTTTTATCATTGATCTCCAGTTTACTGATCCATCTTCTGCGAATTCATAATCAACGTTATCTAATAAGCCAAATTGATTTCTGCAGAATTTTCCTGGCCCATCTTTATAGTTTTTTATATAGTTTTTGGGTTCTTCTTTTATTTCTGCGGTTGATTCGAGAGTTACTGAGTTGTCTGTGGCTGATTTTGATTTTGTCATTATTTGCTTTCGTTGTAAATTTTTATTATGTTCAAGTCTTCCCAGAATTCTTCACAATCAATAATTTCATTATGATTTCCTGGCTTGTCGTACTTCCACGCAGCCTTACTGTTGTATATTTGGCCTCCTGATACTATTTTCATTGAACATTTATAACGAGAATTATCGCATAGTTTTTCTGATTTGTCAAGATCTTTTTTTGTTTTTGGTTGTTGTAGTAAAATATTCCAATCAAAAAACTTAACTCTTATATTGTTTATATTTTTTTTATCTTTGCTTATTAAATTAAATTTTATATTTGATCTTTCTAATAATCTAAAATAGTTTTCATTATCTTCTTCTGATACATAGTAATTTATATAGTTTATGTTATCCTTTATTATATTGAGGTATTTTATTTGCATGGGTTTATCTAGGAAAATATTGCATTTTCTATCGTATGCCCATTTGACTATATTTTCTTCATCAAAGCATTCGTTACCCCATATGTTTACTGCTTGACCCTCTGCGAAAGAGGACGGCATGATGTGGTTTGGCACAACAGATATAGAGCTTTTGTGGTACTCCACTCCAGTATGTATTGTTTCTATTTTATCTAGATCATTCTTTATTTTTAATAAATTTAATACGCCCAAAGCTATCTCTTCTGGCTTGATTAGGTTAACTGTTTTTGGCAGCTCTTTACTTGAGAAGGAGGGCTTTAGCCCTTTTCTATCTGACTCTATTAATATTTGATTATTTTTGTCGCCCCAATAAGGGCCGCAACATTCTTTATATAATATACTATATAGGCACACTATTTTTTTGTTGTATCCTGACGCTATATGTGTGCTGAATGAGTCGTTTCCGAAGTGGAGTAAGGAGTTTTTTATTAAATAGGCTGTTTGCCTTATTGAGGTCTTTCCGTGGAAATTCGTGCATCCAGGTATGCCTTTGTCGTCTTTTCCTCCTATTTGTATAATTTTTATTCCCATTTTTCTTAGGTAGGGTTCAATCATTAAAATTACATCTTCAAAGTAGTCGTAGTTTTTTGATTCCATTCCGCTGCTCGCATGCAGCGTTATATATTTATCGTGCGGAACCGGAAAAAAAAGAGGTTCTATGTGAGGAGTATCTATCTTAACTCCGCAGGAAAGCGCATATTGTTCTATTAAGTGCATATGTCGAATTGTATTTTATCTTTTCCGTTGTGCATGTAATTTAACATTCTTTGAGTTCCTATGAAAGGTAAAAAAGCTATTTCAAAGAAACCTTCGTGATCTCCGTGCCCTTCCATTACTGTAAGGTTATCTAAATTCTTATCGTAGGGTATAACCTTATGTATATAAGGATTTCCTTCTAGTACTTCAAAATACTCTTTTTTCGTTGCAAAGTAAATATTTAAATCTGGGTAAGTCTCTTTTATGTTTTTTAGTAAAGAAGTGCATAGATATACATCTCCTATACTTTCGGGCATCGATATTAAAAGCCTTTTCCCTTTATCGTCCTCACTTAAAAGCTCAGAGAAATTTATGTTTTTATTTTTTTCATTATCTTTTGCTGCTACTTGCTTAAAGTATTTTAATATTTCATCCCTGGTGGCGCCTTCGGATAATTTTTTTGACCAATGCTTGTGCCCATCATCAGATTCTTTAATTTCCATATCTAGGATATTTCTATAAATATCTTTTAACCAATCAGATTGATCCTCTATCTCTGGAGGGTTATATTCAGGGTTTTTAGGTTTTGATTTAAAATCAAAATCCCAATCTGGAGCATACATATTATCTAGAAGTAGCTCCAGTTTTTTTCCTATAGATTCTATTCCGTAATTTTTTATTGTAAAATCTCTAGCTTTCCTGCCAAGCTCTTCTCTTTTACTGTTACTCATTCTGAATACTTTTCTTAATTGACTGGCTATACTGTCAGGACTGGTGCTAGCTTTGATAAACTGGGTGCCCGGTTCTCTATATTCAGTCCAGCTAAGCGGTAGGCCTGCCGAGTCTTTGGTGCAGCAATCTTCTCCGCAGCTATAATTTGTTACTAGAGTTATCAACTCTGTTAGCTTCGCTTCTTGTATAGGTATCTCTTGACCCCCGCTTGTAAATGGGTGGCAATAGACGTCCATGCAGTTATATATCTGATTTAACTGAATTTCACTAACTCCTAGTTTAGCATTTGTTGTGTTTTGGCTTTTCTTTGAACCGCAAAAAGGGCAATCTTCTTCCTCTTTCGAGAAACTTTTTATCTCGAAGTTTTTGCAATTAGAGCATATATAAGTAGTTAATACTCTGGATGGATCTATTTTCTTCTCCTTGATTAGCCTCGGGATATCCCAGCCCTCTGACCAGCTAGTGTGTAATAGTAATTTAGCTGATGAGTTTGGATTTTGGTTACAAAAAATCTTGAATCCTTCAAGTAGATTTGGGACGCTCTTTCTTAATTGGTTCCTGAAAACGAAACCTATCACAAAGTCTTTATCTATTTTAAAGAAGTTTCTTATCTTCTTTCTATCTTGATCCTCTAACTTTTTAAAGTTTGAGGTGTCTAGGGCTCCATGTAAAGTTTTTACATGATCGTGACCTAATTTATTTAAAGCTTTTGACGCGAAGGATGACCACGTAAAATAGTTTTTGATCTCTGGGGCAACTTTCTCTGCTTCGGGTAGTATTGGCAGGCTGTCTAAAGTAGTCCAGATCATGCAATTTATTTTGTTCCACCATTTCTTTTCTGTATATCCTGAGAAGGCCCATATGTCTTCTATACCTATGTAAACATCAGGTTTCTCCTGTTCAATTATCTTGTCAATCGTGTGGGTTCCGTAGCTGGCGCTTCTTGCTAAACTTGGATCTTCTTTTAATTTTCTTAATAAAGATGGATTGTTAGGGAGAGAGCCCTCACACTTCCATGGCAAGTTTTTTAAAGACGAGTCTCCCCATTGTATGCCGTTTGAGAACTCTACTATATCATACTTTCCTGTTTTTTGTAAGTAGAGTAGTATATTTTTCGTATGCTTTCCGAATCCAGTAAAAGCTTTACAGTGATTGGAGTGTATTAAGATTTTTTTTTTATTCATTAAAACGGAGCATCCTCTGAGGGCGTCGGTTTTTCGGTTTTATTATTTGCGCCATCACAAGAAATGTTTAGTAGTTTTTGAAGCATACCTAATCCTCCAGCTAGATAATCTTGGGATCTATTATCGCTTTTATCTCGATAGCTTTGCATCTTTTTATGGTCCTCTATTCTTCTGTACTCGTAGAGACAATGAAGGTAATGTTTAAAAAATTCGGTTAGATTCTCTACCTCGCCAGGTTCTAGTGGTATTCTGAAATTTTGACTTCCATTTCTAGTTAGGGTTATTCCGAAGGCGGGAAGAGTTACCCATTTTTCAGAATCTGCGGTTTTTATTTTTGACTTCTTGTCCCAGGGGGTAAATTTTATTGAAGTCTTGTTGTCTTCAAATGCATGAAAAGATGAGAATTCGTTTCTGTTTTTAAACGCGCTTATTACTCCGCCTATTTCGAATTCAGTAAATTTTATATTTATTTTTTTATCTGGATCATTCGCATTTTGAGAAAAGCTTCCCGTTTTTGTTTTGTCGTTCCAGCTGTGCTGTTGAATGGCGTTTGCGTAAACAACCGGCTCTTTCTTTTTGTTGTGACCTATTGAGAAATTGAAAGCGCAACCTGCGTTTTTGCTGTTTGGTTTGTATAAAGATAATGACATGATGTTAAAGATATTTTAATAATAATAACATTCATATTTGTTTTGTCAACTATCAATTAATTCTATGTCGTGACACCAGTCTTCTTCGTTGTATAGCGCGTCATACTTTCTGTAGCTAGATGTCCATATGTGATTTGGTAAATCGCGTATTCTTATTATGTCAAAATGTTTTTTCATTAGTTCTGTGCATTTTTTTTCATCTAGCACGCCAGCCCTTTTTAAGTTTTTGTCCCAAAAGCTTTCTATTATAGCTCGACACAGTAGCTGTTCTGGAAATTGAGATATCCTTTTTTTATTACAAAGCTCTGTTGATAGTTTAAACACATCAAGCATCCTTGTTCGCTCTCCAGCTACAATATGATCGGATGGGTGGAATTTGTTCTGCCTTGAGAATCTAAAATAGATATTCGAAGTTATTATTTTAAACCATTGATATTCTCCGTTTTTTTTATTTATGTGAGAGTTGTTTATTAATTTTGATATGAATGGCTCTAGGGTTGGGTAACTCTCGTCAGATCTAACTTTTATGCAAAAGAAACCTGTCGCCTTTTTGATTCCGCTTAATGTCGTTATGTTTTGGTATATCCATGGGGCTTGTTTTCCTGGCTTTTTATTTTTAACTTTTACGTTTTTATATTTATTGACTACGATTTTTATTTTATCTTTGTAATTATCTAGTCTTGATAGGTCATCTGTGTCCCAACAACTTACTATAACTTCTCCGTAGCGTAAATAGTTATTGATGGTGCTTATTGATCTTTCGTGAAGTGGTCCTTGTATTATTATTGATACTGTTCTTTCGAGCTGTTCGAATCTTTTTAATATTCCTTTTTGTAGCGATATCGAAAAATTAGTAAAACTTGAAACGAAACTTAGTTCTTGCCCTTCCTTGTTTTTTAATTTGTGTGGGTTCCATTCGTTCATTTTAAATAATCAGAACATAAGCCAAAGCATGGAGGCCCCGCATACCGCCTTGCATCATCTACAACCAAAACGCTTTTATTGCTGACCCTTTTTCCTGGATAGGTCCATATGAAATTTTTAGAAGTTAACGTAAAGTCGTCTGACTCATGCCAAAAATAATTTAAAGTTCTAAACTGGCTAAGTAGGTCCATTGCTTCTAGGTTTTTACAATGAATCCATAAGTGTCTGAAGTTCTGAATGAGAAATTTTGTAGGACACGGAGTTTCTGGGTTATCATGCCCGAGCCATAATTGCTTATCTGCCCAGATGTCAATTTCGACATCAAATCCTAGTTCTAGAGCTTCCTCTATGTAACTTATTGAGTTTTCTCTTTTTTCGTTAGGGCCAGTAATGTTACCCCTGTGGGATATTAATATCATATTTTAAGAAAGTTTCTAGATCCTCTGGAGTTCCTAGCCCCCACATCTTTTCAATATGGAACGTTTTTACTCTAGCTCCATTCAATAAAGCTTCGTTATATACTGGGCATACGTAGAATTCATTATTGACTCTAATATTTTTTTCTATCATCTGTTCTGCTGATTTTACGTAATCAGAGCCTTTTCTCCAGAAGTATATACCAACAGTTGCATGTTCGCTGATGGGTTTCTTTTCTGCTACTTCAATCACGAATCCGTCATCATTTAATTTTGCGTAACTCCACTTGGGGTGAGTTGAGTGAAATGTTAAAATGGACGCATCGATGTCGTCTGCCATAGATGAGTACATGAATTGATTACTGTCCCACTGTACATACTGATCGGAGTTTGCTAGAACTAATGGTTGATTATTGTTGATAAACTCTTTAGCTAAAAGCGTCGTGCATGCCGCTCCCTCGGTTAAGCCTTCTACTTGAACTATTTCGCAGTTTGGAGAAATTAAATTTAAAGTATGCTTTAGGGAGTATTTTTCGTAATGTTCTTTTTGTACAATAAAGATATGCTTGGCGTCGATATTTAAGTTTTCGACAACTCTTTGTATCATAGGTTTTCCATCAACATCAATTAGGGGCTTAGGGAAAGTATAACCTGCTTGCTCGAATCTGGACCCTGCTCCAGCCATAGGAATGAGTACGTTCATTTTACCTCCTTGCCATTTGGGTGAAATTGATGATGTTTTTTCTGCACTTAGTATAGTATTGTTTACCTTAGTAAATGTCAAGTCATTAGAATCCGTAACAGCGCATAAATGAGCTCCACTTCTTATTGCCCCCTTTCTTCCAATATGAGAATCTTCAATAATTACGGTTTCATCAGGGTTGACTTGAGCCTTAATCATGCACTGCATATAAATTTCTGCATTAGGCTTTGGTAGGCAAACATCTTCGTTTGAGTATAGAAAGTCTATATATTCAAAGAAACCTTTTCTTATCAACATTAATTTTGATGTCTCTCTAATTGAGTTTGTCGCGCAAGCAATGGTATACCCTTGGTTTTTTAATTTTTTAATAATATCCCTTATGCGGTGGTCTATTTTATACGCATCTATAACTTCTAATGTTTTCTGTTGTTTTAGTTGCCAAATTTTATTGTGATATTCTTTGGGTAAACCTTTTTCATTTGTTAGCTTTTTTAATTTTTGCGTAGTTGTCAATGCATCATACTTGCATAGATGTTCTTCTTTACTAATTACATATTGTTCGCCGATTTCTGCTAAAGCTTTATTTAAGGCGATAAAATGTAGATCGCGAGATTCAACTAGCACTCCATCTAAATCAAATATTATTAATTTAATCATTTATATAAGTTAAATATTTTTTCCAATCATCATGTATTCTAATGTCATATTTTCCTTGATGATCCATGAATAAATGGCTTTCTATTTTATTATAAAGCGCCCAATATAAAAGTATACTATTGAAGCCTATAAATTTTTTGCTTTGACTAATAACTTTAAGTGTTCCTTTGAGAGAAGATTTTCCACTAAAACTTTTACCGAATGGGGGATTAGTTTCTTCTATGCCGACCCAGCAAACTTTATTTTTATTAAAATTAAAATTGTTCAAATATTGTAGTATTGGTCTTTTACTAATATGGCGTTTCTTACCTTCGTTTTTCATTCCTCCATTTACTTGTATGCATAAGTCATATTTTTTATCAACTGTATTATTTATGTATGAATTTTTAAAACCTTCGTCAATACAAGGTTGCCAGTGAAAATCTTTAGGTGGGCATTTGATTTGGCCATGAGCGCATACATTAAAGCATTTATTGAATTTGTAATAATTCGTTTGCCACCAGTGTCTTAAGTTGGGGGCGTGTATTAATTGATGATTTATATTAAATATATTTAACAGATCGCCGCACATTAATAATTTTTCTTTAGTTGATTCTATATGAAAATATTTATAATTACATTTTTGTTCTAATAATTTTAATATTATAATTAAGCAGTCGCCAACTCCCCCGTAACCTAGGAAGTTCATTATTTAGGAATGTTTTCTACTCTTGTTAGGCCTAAGAATTTTTTTTCATATCCTCGCGTGCTTTTGTAGCCAAAAAAACGTTTTTCGAATTTTAGATTATATGGAGATAAGCTAAGGTTGTGCTGGCAGGCATTAGCTTTTCTTGATTTATAGTCTTGTATCGAGTGATCAAAGCTTGTGACTATAAGCCATTTGGTTTTGCTGGAAATTAGTTTTTCGAGAAATGAAAATATGTCTTCGTTTGAAAGATGGAAAAGTACGTCTCTGCAAATAAATAAATCACAATAAGGAATATTATCGTGGCATGCATCTAGTTGTTTAAATTTTATATTATTTTTAGCGTTAGTCTTATTTATCTTGTCTAGGCAGGATTCTGATATATCTATACCTAAGTAATCTCCCGTATAATTTTTTAGAAATTTATGTTGCCATGAGAAATCTCCGCAGATATCAATTATTGATTGTATGTTTTTTGTTGAAATTACATCTGAAATAAACTCGGAGTCATGATTTGTGAAAGAATCGCTAGAGCCTCTTCCTGATAAAGTGTTTCCATGTTTGCCCCAAAGTTGTTTTTTGTAGATTTCTTCAAAATGATTTTTTCTTTCTGTTGTGTTCATTTTATATTCCCACCCAATCTTTTTTTAAATATACATATTGTTCTTTGTTTGGAAATAATTCCACATATTCTTTAGTTTTGCCTCTTGGTATGTTTTTTGGGTTTGGTTCGATGTGCATCAATATTTTTTTTTGATATTGTAGTATTCTAGGAACCAAGTGTTCTGTTAGGAAATATTCATCTGCGCCAAATTCTGAAAGAGGATCTTTATATTTATTTATTAAGTCTGTAATTTTAAAAGGTAGATTGCGACCACCGAAACAGCCTGCCATGTAGTATCTTCTATTTTTTCTATTCCAGGCGGAGAGTCTGTCGTGAGCAAGCCATACAAAATGCAATAGATGATCTGTTTTTAACCACTCATTGATGGATATGATATCATTCTGTTGTATCTGAAAATCTAAATCTCTGCATACTGCTACATCGCAATCGTCTAGCGCCAGAAATCTCCAAAAGCAACCCTCTCTACCTTTTCCTTTTGGCATTTTTATACATTCAGTATTATTAATTGACTCAACAGATTTAATTATATTTAAAGGAGCTGTGTCATCAAAATACAATCTAAATTTCCAATCAGGCATATTCTCTGATACAAATTTAGCGTTTCTTGGTGCGCCTAATGCATATTTGTGATAGGCCACTGGCCTATTGCCGAATAAACATGTTGATATTACTTTTTTCATTTTTTAGATAAAGCTACCAAGCACTGTCCTGAATTAATTTCTTTTATTATTTTATACTTCTCTAGGACTGACCTGTAATGAGTTCTACAAGGGTGCCAGTCATGAATAAAGATGATGCAGTCATTATCTATAAAATCGTACATATACCTAGCACACTGAGGTCTGGCTCTACCATCTATAAGAATCCTGGATGGCGGTTTTTGTATCTTAGATCCTGTTTCGATATATTCTTTGTAGGCGTGGTACATTTTAGTTGTATATAATTGATCCCATTTTGTTGCGTGTTTTTGATCTGGATCATCAGGTCTAACAACAGGCACACAGTGCATTGTTACGTTTTTGGGCATGATCTTTTCCACGGAATTAGCCCAAGATTCATCTGATTCAACGCTGTAATACTCTTTTACATAATTAGGGAAGAACATTGTGCTTCCTCCACAGCCATACTCAAGCATTATGTCATCTTTGTTAAGGAAACTTAATATTAAATTAATCTCCTGTTTCGACATCCATGGTTGATTTGGGATATTCATTTTAAATATTTGTTTTTCATGTGAGTTTTTATTTCATCAAAAACATCATCATTCCATAGAAATTCTGGTTGAAATTTAGTGAATATGTCTTGATCTGACCAGCCTGCACTTTTGAAGTTATCTGGGCGACTATGCTCTCCGATTTCGCCTATATATTTAAAATTATTTGTAAAAGTAGATATTTTGATCATACCTCTTGCTGCGAAAGCTGCAGATGTGCATGAGTCTTGACTTGAAACTATTTTATTAGGGTCAGCTCCGATTGATGACATTAAGTTTAAGATTTCTCCATGCGGTCTAAATCGATATTCTTGTGGTAACAAATTCCAGTAAGACTCTAGTATGTCATATATTCTTTCGTAGGAAGATTTTCTCATGGCATATGCCCAAAGATGATCCATTAATATTATCTTATCTTTATTATTTTCTTGTTCTTGTAATGAAACTTTATTGTCTTGCTCTCCAGAATAATTAATGTATGAATATCTATGAGTTTTTTTTGACCTATGATGTTCGCCAAAGCAATTTATCATCGCGATTCTTTCGTCATCCCTGAATTTATCAATTAAAAAATCTAATTGTTGTATATAGTAAGGTTGTAAAACCGAGTCGTCTTCTATTAAAATTAAGAAATCATTATCTTTAAAAACTAATTCTCTAGCGTACTTCATTATTTTAGCCACACCTTGATTTGATTTAGCAATAATAGTCTCACAATGAGGTATAATTTCTTTCGATAAATTAAGTGAGGCTTGAATCAGCTCTATATCTTCCTTGAATCTTGGTCCATCTATAACACAATAAACTTTTCTATCCCAACATTGACTTGATAAAGATTCTAGAACTTTTTTGAAGTAGTCGGGTCTATTGTAGGCGGTTAGTACAATCGGTGTTTTCATTTTGAGATGATAGAGTTATGCCCTTGGTTTCTCCATTTTTTTCCTTCTTTACATAAAATAGTATTAATATTTCCAAAGGAGTTCGTTCCTGTTAGTTGCTTGTATTTGCAGTTTTGCAAGTTTAGACATATAGTCATAACTGACTCTGGCACTTTTATCATGTAATCGGGGTAACCCTCGTCCCATAGAAAATTTATAGCTTGTTTTACTCTACTTAAGCTATCCATATATTTGAACATTTGATCTGGGTGGCCAATTGCTATTTGATCATTTATTTGATTGGGTAATGATGCTTTATCGTAAATAAAACTGAATGAAAAATTTTTCTTAGATTCTTCTTCGTGATTGTATATATTGTCGCTTTCAAACAAGGGTAATCTTATTAATTTATTTTTAATGCAATCTTTTACTTCATGCATTTTAATTTGTTCTAGAACTTCAATATCTGGTCTTAGCCTGATTACTAGGTCGTATTGTGTTTTATTTTTTATTAAATGCTCGTTTAATATCGAGTTAACTGCTTTGATCCCCGCTAGCATCGGGATTAATCCGGTGTTTGGTTGTTGAGGGAAATTATCTTTAGGGTTTATTAGAGACATTGTCTCTCTGAAGTTTAAGGCTTTCCATTTTTTTGGCTTATAGTAATCTATGAATTCCGGGTAGGGTTCGTCATTCCAGGTTGATAGGAAAATATCAGGTTTGAGTGGTAATATTATATTATCAAAGATAGATTCTCGGCATATTTCCCAATCACCTAGTTTTCCGCTAAAACATAATGCAGTCTTCATTCTGTTATATATTCAATTATATCCCTTTGCGCTACCAATTTTTCAATATTATCTAGCAAAAAGGGGTATAATCTATAGGCGGGGTTCCTTAATGTATTCTTGATTATTTGACTTGCACTCTTTACGTCATAGTGAAGCGGGAAAACAAATTTTTCATTGAATAGCCACCTAATTAGATATGAATATTGTGCTACCCCGTATGATTCGGAGTATTTTGAGAATGTAAAAGTTGGTTTGCCATAATGGTAGGGTATGAATCTTATTCCCGAGTCAATTCCAAAGGCTGCAATACATTTGCTTGATATGAAGAATATTTCTTTTAAGGACGCATTGATGAAATGTAGTCTGGGGTTTTCTTCTTTGATAAGGTCTTTGTATTTATGCTTGGAGTTTTCATCCATAAGTATGACCACATCAAAGTCCAAGGAGATGTTATTTAAGAGTTTATCAATATACCAATCTTCCATATTCGAATCTGCCCCATCTCTAGCGTAAAGATGTGACATTATGAATCTTTCTGGAAGATCTATTTTTGAGTTTATTTGGCATTCTGGTTTTGGAAAAAAATTAAATCTTTTAAACCAGTCAAAATCATAATTTAACCATTCTAATGAATCGATATGTAAATCATAAAATTTATCATATTCTTTATTCATTTTGTTGAATATGTTATCGGGTACATTCTTTATATTGCCGATGTGATCTTCATCTGGAAAATTGGATGATTTTATTTTAAATGTTTTGTATTTTTTTTCTTTAATGATGAATGTTTCATTAAAATGAGAAGGCCACATTTTATTAAGTATCTTTGATTGACTCTCGCTTCCTTGTGTGTCTGAGAATAAATCTATAGAGCAATCTGGGTAAAGCTCCTTTATTGCGGGAACAAAACGATTTGCCGCAAAATGGTCTCCTAGCCCTCCCTCCATTCTTACTGATACCTTCACTGTCTACTGCCTCTTATTATTACGTTATCTCCGCCGAGTACTACAGTAGTTAACTGGGTTAATGTTTTATTGCAAGTTTTTTTTCTTTTGATATGCTTGGCCTTGGCTAACCTGTTAAGACTTCCTGATATTTTTCCGTATGACATTCCCCCAAGATCCAACCCTATTCTTTCGTTAGAAAAAAAGATTGGCTTTCCGTGGGACGCCTTGGAAACAAGATAGTTATATACAACTAAATCATTACCAATTAAGTTTCCATTGATAATATCTTCTTGTACAACGACTGGAATTTGTGTGAATTTTTTCATCATGTTTGATAATATCATAAAAGCTTACTTTTGTCAAGCAACATTCAAAAAACTGTACATGCGACATACAATTAATTGTACAATGTTAATAATATAGATATACATTAATATATTTTTTTAATATTATATAAATATAAGAATTGACAAATTGTATAGATGGTGATATAGTAGTTGAATGAAGTTTTTAGATTTAAGTGATGGAAGGTTCTTTTTAGTAAAGTGCTCAGACTGGTCGGTAATCACCGAAGCCTCGAGCGAAACAGAGGCGTGTACCTCTGCATTAACTGAAATGTTGGACAAGTCGGGCAAAGACTTAAAATTATCTTCAGTTATGGTAACACAAGAATTAATACCAGATGTAATGGACGAAAGGTATGATGATCCGGTATCCTACCATTCAGTTTCTAGGATGCTGGCCAATGCGGGAATGCATGACTTATCCTCAAGCATGAAGCATATATTCGGAGCGTAAATATGAAACTTATAGGTATATGCGGTTTAGCTAGGTGCGGGAAGGACACTTTTTTTGAAATATCAAAAAGTATATTAAGAGAGAAAGGCTCAGAGGCTAAGAAGTTTGCTTTCGCTGATTCCCTAAAGTTGGAATGCGACGAGCTACTAGGGAAATATACTAATATATCATCCTTTACTGAGAAGGACGAGGAAAAGAAGATGATTAGACCGCTTCTTGTGGCTTATGGCACAAACATAAGAAGAAAGCTTAACGAGAACTGCTGGATAGAAAAAATAGAAGAAGAGGTTCTTAAAAATTTGAACCTGGGCAAAGTCGTATTTATTACGGATGTAAGGTTTGAAAATGAAATAGACTGGATACATAGAATGGGAGGAAAAACGGTACACATAACCAGAGAGGGTACCGCGCCCCCTAATCTAGACGAAGAAATTAACAATCCCATACTCAAGCGTAAATCTAATATACGCATAACTTGCAATAATTTCCCTGACAAATATATAGATAAACTTAGAAATACAGTAGAGTTAGCTTTACAATCAATTTTATGAACGAAGAAACTACAGACTTAACTCTGATCGAGAACATACAGAATAATAAAAAACAAGAAGACAGCTTAAACGCCTTAGTGGAAAGGCATAGTGGAATTTACTTAGAAATGGTAAATTCTTATGCTAGTCCAAACAGCCCGTTTATTGATTACAATGATCTGGTTAACGATAAAGAATATAAAATTTACAGCGCCGCAATAAAATTTGACAAGACTAAAGGGGCAAAGTTTAGTACTTACCTAGGAAACGAAACAAAATGGATGTGCTTAAATATATACAATAAGAACAAAAGAAGACCAACATGGCACTCAGACTACTTAGAAAATATACCTGAATCTCCAGACTTCCAATGCGACCCAATGTCCGCGAACGTCAAAAAAGATTTATTAAATAAAGTATTAAATGTAATAGATGAACATCCAGACAAAAGAGTAAAAAGAATTTTTAATATGAGATATATAATAGGACATAAAAATAAAGTAATGTCTTGGAAAAAAATAGGCATAGTAATGAAATTAAGTATACAAGGTTGTATAAATATACATAACTCTGCAATTAACAGCTTCAAGGAACAACTAAAGGAGGAAGTATGAATAAATTCATAGGGCTTGGTAACCTAACTAGGGAACCTGCGATTAAAAAAACAAAAAATGGAAACACTGTTTGTGACTTTAGTGTCGCTATAAACAACAAGGCTAGCAACTCAGTATTCTACATTGACGTAGAAGCATGGGGAAATGTGGCTGAAAACTGCAACAGGTTCCTATCGAAAGGCAGAAAAGTTTTACTCGAAGGGAAACTATTGTCAAGTAGCTGGGTTTCTAAATCTGGAGAAAACAGAAGTAAGACTTATTGTAGGGCTGATTTTGTAAACTTTCTTGATAAGCCTTCAGAGGAGAACCAAAAAGAAAACGTTGATAGGAAAGCTGAGCGAATAATAGAAGAGGACGACTTCGCAGACATCCCGTTTTAACATGAATTCAATAATATATAAAGGCCCACTAAACTCCTTATCATTTGGGAACGTGTCCGTAAACCTACTAAAGGCAATGTTCGAAAAGGGAATGAACGTAGCTATATTCCCGAATGGCAATATAGATGTTAGCGCCTTCGAAATAGATCAAGATTTTAAAACATGGATAGAATCTGGGATTAATGATAGGTTTCAAATATTCAAGAAATCTGACACAACGTTGCAAATGTGGCACTTAAATGGTTCGGAAAACAGAATATCCCCCAAGCAGATACTGTATACTTTTTACGAGTTAGATAAGCCAACTAGCACGGAAATTTCCCTAGCAAACTTTCAAGATAAGACTGTATTTAGCTCATCTCAAGCTCAATCTCTCTTTCCAGATTCATCGTTTTCCCCTTTGGGGTTTGATAGCTTTTTTCATAAAACTGAAAAAAAATACCTTGAGGGAAAAACCCACTTTGGGTTAATGGGTAAATTTGAAAAAAGAAAGCATACCGAAAAAATAATAAAATGCTGGATCCGTAAGTACGGAGGTAACCACAACTACCAATTGACATGCTGCATAACAAACCCATTTCTAAAGAAAGAACAAATGGAGGCCGTAATATCACGAATTCTAGGAGGAGAAAGATGTGAGAACATTAATTTCTTACCCTTCCTTCCTAAAAATTCTCAAGTAAACGACTACTTAAACTCAATAGATATTGACCTAGGAGGAATGAGTGGCGCAGAAGGTTGGAACCTCCCCTCTTTTAACGCAACCTGCCTAGGAAAATGGAGCATAGTACTAAATAGTAGCTCTCATAAAGATTGGGCTTCTAAAGACAACTGCGTACTAGTAAACCCAAGCGGCAAAGAGCCTGCTTATGATAATATGTTTTTTAAAGAAGGAGAAGAGTTTAATCAGGGCAACATATATACTTTTGATCAAGATGAATTCATCGATGCAATGGAAAAAGCTGAAGAAAAATGTACCATAACAAATACAGAAGGTGAAAAATTAAAGCATAAGTTCACCTATGAAAACACACTAAATAAGATTTTAGAATAATGCCTCTATATACATATGAGCACCCCGAAACAGAAGAGTTGATTGACATAGTTCAATCGATGAAAGAGGATCACATATATATTGACAATGAAGGAGTAAAGTGGAATAGAGTATTTTACGCGCCTGAAGCTTCAACAGACTCAAGTATTGACCCGTTCGACAAAGAAGCGTTCAAGTCTAAAACCTTTAATAAAAAAGGTTCTTATAACGATGTGCTAGAAAAAAGTAAAGAGTTGGGGCAAATGAGAAAAGATAAACTAGGGTACGACCCTGTTCAAAAAAAATACTTCAAGGATTATAGTAGCAAGAGAAGGGGCATAAAGCACCCTCTTGACAACACCTAAATTTTAGGTGTAATATACTCCTGTATGTCAGACCCAGGAGATTTTAAGAATAATCCGTTATATACGGATATAACAAAACTTGATGCGCTATCACCCTCGCCATCTTTTTCTTATAACTGGAACAAAGCATCGGGAAGATGGGACCCTGCAGCGGAAGTAGATTTTATACTAGAAGGGTTATCTGGAGAGCTCGCAGAGTTAAACAGGCAAAGCTCTAGTAGTGTAAAGTTATTGTCAGGTATATCAGGAGAACTCTCAAATATTCATGTTGAGGTTGAGATCGACAGGGATATAGAATCCCATAGGTTACTATCAGGCATTCATGGCGAATTGCTTAACCTAGGGGTAAACGACACGAGATCTCATGAGTTGCTATCAGGAGTAAAATCAGAATTATCAAACATACACATTGATGTAGAGATAGATAAAGATGTTGAATCTCATAGATTGCTATCTGGAGTCTTAGATTCGCTAACTAATCTTGACGTAAACGACACAAAAGCTCACGGTTTGCTATCAGGCTTATCCATAGGTTTATCAAATCTAGATGTAGATGACAATAAAACCCACGAACTACTTTCGGGAGTAATAGGAAAACTTGACCAAATAGGAGTAAGCCCGTCCGACTCCATTACTGGAAATCAATCAAGAAGTAAGTCTCAACAATGGAAACTCAGAACCAAGACGGTTTCGCAAAAAATAGAAGAAGACTTCATACTAATGGAAGACATTCCTGAAGAATTAAGGTTTGGCTCAAACTCTGGAGATTGCTTAGGTCAAGACAGAAACATAAAAGATGATTTATTCGGAAACTACTTCAATAATGGAAGAAAAAATTCCAGTGAACCAGAAAAATCACATCCAGATTTTTTCCTGCACGCAGAATATACAAAACCTGATAGATGTAGAGACTCTTTTTCTACTTTTGATAGCGATACTCAATACGGATTAAGGCAAGAAAACTTTAAGGCTAGTTTAAAAAATTCTTACGAATTACAAGATTATAATGAATTATATGAAAGAGGACTACTTGATCATATTGTAATATACAACCATTCTCCCTACCCCATACAGTTTCACACGAGCGACAGAAGGTTTTCAATAACAGATTCAGTAAAAGAAGGAAAAGATAATTTAATATTCCTCGATCCAGATATGGCCGTTAAGATACACAATGACGAAGCAGGAAGAGTTTTTGTAAAAAGACCGCATACTATATCAGGATATTCAGTAGATTACGCAATTATATATAAAGTTCCAGCGGAGCAAGACAGGATCGACGGCTAAATGGACTATTTCAGAATCAAAGACCCTCTAAAAAGGGTAGGGCCAGATAGTTATATAATCGGGAGAAGCTTAACTGAACCACAGTTAAGGCTAGATGGAAACAGGCTTGAGGTTGATGAGATATATGCAACTTCCGCTTTATTTATAAACGGCCTAAATGTATCAGACTACATAACAGGAAGCTCACTGCAAGATCAAATTTTTAACTCTAACCTTCGAGACAATAGGCTTGATATATCAGAAGCCTTTGAGAAAGATGAGCTGGGAGATATATCCCCTTCTAACGCCCCACTTATATCAGATTCAATGTGGATATTAAGGGATGATAATAATCTAGAATTAAGAGCTAATATCTGGAGGTATGATACAGGCCCCGAAGCTTTTACAGATGATATATCTTTTTAATAATATTTGTGTAATATAAGTAATGGCTACAAGAAATTTAGTTCCAAGGAATAGCGGAGAAGGTGGAGTCGGCAGGCTAGACAAAGCTTGGGCGACAGGAGTATTTGATAATTTATATTTTGGCGGATTAATGGTCTCCATGGACCAAAACGTAAGAACCTCAGATAGTGTAGAGTTTGTGAGTGGAAATTTTACAGACTCCTTAACGCTCGGAGGGGTAGATGTTTCCAAGCTGGGCACATCAATATCCCAAGTAGAATCTGGAGCTGCAGAATTTCTTTTTATATCCGATGTTCAAGATAATAACGGCGTAACAAACAAGACCTTCTTTGACTCCCCGGATCCAAATCTTTATTTATCAGGAATAACAGTTGCATCTGCATCAGATCTAAGAGTGGAAATACAATGGGATGGCCCAAATTACGATTACATGGGGGAAGCTTTTATTAATAATCAAAAAATACCCTTAAGTAACATTGAGCAGTTAGGGCAAGACACCCGAAGATTTAAAGGTTTTTTGAATAATATAAACCTAGAGGGAGCCACATCAATAACCGCAACAGCGAACGGAAGAGTTTCTGAAATTTCATTAAACGAACTAGGTTTAGGTCCTGAGCCAATAAACATATTCATAGATGAAATTATCAACGCTACGCCAAAACCCCAGCAACAGCTAGGAGTAAGCCACTTAAAAGCTGGAGATAAAATAAACATATATGCAGACTTCGACACAAACGATATAACTTTAATAAAAGTTCACGGGTACGGATTAGCTCAAGAGATAGATTTCGCAAACTATCAACTATCAAACCTGGGGGGCCGTTATAGAGCCACAATACCAGTGACCATCTCTAACGAAACAGGACCTCAACCCGTTGCAATACAAGCGATAAACTCTTTCGGCTCTACCGGAGAGCTTAAAGAATCTACTGACTTTATGCATTTTAGCGGGACAAGAAATTTAGATCAATCATACCCCATAATATCAGCCAATAATCCCAGTTCGTACAATGGAAGATCTGATGGATTAAGAGAGGGAGAGAGCACCTCCTTCTCAAACACTATTTCAAACTGGTCCAACACCTCCGATACAGTTTCATACACAGCCCTAAATTCAGACATTTCGATATCCAATACATCAACCTTTGAAAGCAGCAAGTCGGTAAATTATGTAAATGGAATATACAACAATTCAGACAATATAGAAATTAACGCAGTAAGAACAAACAACGGAGCAACCGATACGGAAAGAGTAAAAGTTAAAATCGAAAACGGCCCCGCAATAACAGGCGCAAATTTATCCGCTATAGCTACATCCTCAATACCGCCTCACTCTATAGGGACATCAGAGGTGAAAGCTGGAGACGTAGTAGGTTCAGAAATATTTATAGATGGAAAAGGGGTTGATATAAACGACATTTCTATATCTATAAGAAACGAAGGTTTATCAAATGGCTCTCAAACTAACTACAACTCAAACTTCTCCAAGACCGTATTGAGCGACGGAAGTTTTAAATTCGAAGTTCCGATAAATGTATTCGGGTCAATAGGCTCTTCGTCTAGAGATGGAGATCTCCCCATATCAATAATAGCTAAGAATAATTTTGGCTCTACTAGCGACAAATTCACCACTTCAGACACCGCTCGACTTAACAACCTAAGCTTTCCGTCTGTGAATATCGGAGCAATATCCTACCCCAATTCACAACAAGCTATAAAATCCACGGAATCAGCAGCCCTGAATAACACGGCTTCAAATTTCGACATTATAACTTATTCCTCTCAAAACAATCAACTCTCAATAGATAATTCCTCGTCGTTCGAATCCCTAAAAAATGTATCCTACTTAAATGGTAGTTATAATATAAAATCAGACGGAGGAGATAACAATATAAAAATATCCGCCACAAAAAACTCTAATGGAATAACTATAGAAAAGGAAGATGTTATAAATATCGCAAACACTCCACTAAGCTTGTCAATAATTAACCTTTCTCAAAAACTAAGTAGCTCACCGAGCGGAAACCAAGATCAGTTTTCTTTAGCGAGCGACCAACTAATGTTAGCGAACCCAACCTTAAGTACTGATACAGCCCAAGCAAACTCGTCAACTCTATCTCAAAACTCCCAAGGTACAGGAAAATTAAGCAACTCTTATACGATTACAGCCCTAGATGTAGATACAAAAGGAACCTTCTCCTGGCAAGCTTCGGCAGTCAATCTTGCAGGAATAGAAACTACGTCAATAGCAGTAAACCCCACATATAAATTGGAGGGTTTTTCCTCAAGAACGATAGAAGCTTCACCCAACAGTATTGGGCAAGGTTTAGCAAGCATAGGAACCTCAGTATCCAACCCTAATAATTTATCCCTTGAGAACATTTCGGAAGGAGGTTCCGCACAAAACGGAGGAACAATATATACATACCAAGCGTACGCAGACGGAACCCAACTAGACAACACTTACGATATTAATAATAAATTCGCGATATGTGACATAAACGGAATCACTGACTCTAACGGAAGTTATATATTCAATCTAGACAAATTGAACAGGTCCGCTAATGCAGTTCCATCAAATCCCGCTAGTTTCGTAATTTCTGAATAAATATTGAAAATTGCTGTGTAATAAAATGCAATGAATATATTGCTTACTGCTAATTATAAAAACGGGTTATTCAGCAACGGACTTCAACAAAATATAGTTTTCCTTGCTGAACTATTAAAAGGCATTGGCTTTACTCCAATTATTGCCATAAATCATAAAATAGAAGAATGCATTGATCCACCATCTGATATATTAATTATAGAAGAAAATGAATTATTAGAATATTGTGAAGATATATCTTTTATATTAAACGCTTCCTGGCTAATAAATAATGATACAATAAAATCAATAAAAGAAAAAAATAAAAATTTCAAAAACATACATATTGTTTACGGAAATGGTCTTCTGGCAGACATAGAAAGATGTAGCTGGCAAGATCATTTAGCTATAAGTCCAGAAATGGTCGACGAAGTATGGATATCCCCTCATTACAAATTTTCATATAACTACTACAAAACATATTACAACACAGAAAGAGTATTTGAACTGCCTTATATCTGGAGCTCGAAATATATAGACATGCATGAAAAAATATGGAACAAAATAAACAAGACCTGCTACTACCGTCCAGGCGAAGACAAAAATATTGGAATACTCGAACCTAATTTAAACATAACAAAACACTGCCTGCCATCGATAATGATAGCTGAAGAATTTTATACAAAGGTCAGCAAGGAAGATTTTAACAAAATAACAGTTTATTGCGCGGCAAAATTTACTGATAAAAAATACTTCAAATCCCTAATGTGGAACCTAGATGTAACAAAAGAAAATAAAATAGAATTTAAAGGAAGAATAAAAGTTTCTAAAATATTTGCAGATATGTCTAATGTCATAATCTCAAATCAACTATTGAACGCCTTAAATTATACGTATTTCGAAGCATTGCATTTCAATTTCCCCCTTGTTCACAACTCTGAGCTGATTAAAGAATCTGGATACTACTACCCTAATTACGACACCAAGTTGGGGGCAGAGGCTCTAAACCTCGCCTTAAATTATCACGATCAAAATCTAGATAAATACAAAGAGCAAGCGCAAAAAACAATCTACAAACACTCACCAAATAATCCAATTGTTATAGAAAAATATAAAAAATTATTATCATGAAAAAAATAGGAATTTGTCAACTATCCGATTCAAGATATTATGAAAAACGCAAGAATTGCGTAAATTCAGTTATAGATTATTGCAACAAAAAAGGCTACGACCACCTGGGAAGCGCAGGAACCCTTGATAAATCAACCCACCTTTGCTACCAAAAACCGCTAAAATTATTACATCATTTTAATGAATATGAATATTTAGGGTGGCTAGATATGGACACTACAATAGCTAATAGAAATTTCGATTTATATAATTATCTAAAAAACTCAGAACAAGATATTTTACATGCAAAAGACTTAGGAGGACAAGCACTAAATAGTGGGGTTTTGTTTTTTAAAACAAATGATTTTTCACTACAAGTGTTAAATGAGTGGTGGGAATCTCGATACATAGGTGTAGACAAACCCTGGAGGCATGGAGGTAACAATGAAGACCAAGGTAGGCTAGTAGATATTCTAAAAAAACATAGCAAACTCAACCCCGTAAACCCACATCACTTTAATATATACCCAACTCTATACAATCGTGGAGACTTTTTAATACACTTTATGGGTCACCACCCTTTAGATTATGATGGTTTTGTTAGATTCGCGAATGAAGAAATCTCGTGCGACATAGAACTAGAGTATTATTGGCTAGTGTTTTCGTGTCAAGTTTGGGGGGCATATCAAAGAAGCTACGAAGGTGATGACAAAATAAACCATAGGCCTATTGAAATATATAAACAGGCAATATTACTGATCGCAAATAATATAGACTTCTTACCATTGCGAAAAACAAAAATAAAATTATGAAAATAGGAATAACCCTAGATATGTCCATTGCTTTTTGGGCTAACGGAATGCAACAAAACATCGTATTTCTTTATGAAATGATAGATAGATGCGGCCACGAATGCTTTTATATCACCCATAAAAACCCGACTCACAAACTAAAGAAGAATCACAAAGGTATGCTTTTAGAAGATTTACTTGCCGACGATAATGAAAATTTAGACCTAGTAATCGTCGCCGGATTCGATTTACTTCCAGAAATGTACGACAAATTAAAAGCCAGGAACAATAATTTCAAAACGATACTAATACATTTTGGCAATAAATTGATGGATGATATTCACCACTCGCTATCAAGCAAAAGCACAAAACTGCCACTAGAAAAACCGAAATACCTAAATCAAATCTGGATATCTCCCCAACACGAGTTTTCCAAAAGCTATATAAAAACTTATTATAATTTTAAAGATGTTATAGTTATTCCTTTCATATGGGACTCTTTTTTTATGGAAGATAAAATCAAAGAACTTCAAAAAAAAGGATTAGATCCAAGCTTTAAAAAAGAAAAAATCAACAAAATATGCATCTTTGAACCAAACATATCTTTTATTAAAAATTGCGTAATACCAATCAACATATTGGAAAATCTTTACAACAAAGATCGGGAAATATTAAAATCCATAAACGTATTCTGCTGTCAAAGAATCAAGTTTAATCCGTTCTTCGAAAAGCTTATGAATAGACTAGAGGTTGTAAAAAAGAAAGACTTTTGCTACTTCAATAAAAGATGGGGAACGCTTGATGCGTTAAGTAAATTTGGTAGTACCATAGTTAGCCATCAAATTAAAAACGAATTAAACTACAGCTACCTTGAAGCTCTGTTTCTAAACCTGCCCTTGATACACAACTCTTCAACTTTAGAAGATGTAGGTTATTATTATCCGGACTGTGATGTGGACTTCGGGGCGAACCAATTAAAGAACGCTATACTAAATCACAGCGAAACGCTAGAACAAACGAAGGACGATAACAAAAACTTTTTGAAACAGTATAGCCCACATAATCAAGACAACATTAATATATATAATAATATAATAAATGATATTAAAAACAGACAGTCTTAAATTTTACTACCTCACAAAAACAGAAGATAGTGAAAATTCTAAACACGTAGAATCTATATTAAAAGATTATCAATGCAAAAAAATAATACCTTTTGAAATAGGCATATCAAAAGAAAAATCCGGAAGCATAGGTCACGCAAGAATGATTGAAGCAGGCTTAAGAGAGCAAGATAACTCAAGGCCATTTCAGCCATTCGTAATACTAGAGGATGACGTATCTTTTTATCGAGAAATGCCAAAGGAAATTGATATTCCTAATGATGCAGATTTATTTTATCTAGGCCTATCTCAACTAGCCATGAATGATGGTAAAGCTATTGATAATATTTCCGCCCAACAAATTGATGAAAACGTATATCAAATTTTCAACATGCTCAGTGGTCACGCAATCATGATTTGCTCTCCGCTTGGCGCTTCAGCCTATCAAAAAGCTATGATCGACGGCTTTTATCAAGAAAAGATCTGGGATGTATTTGCCGCTGAAATGCAAGTAAACTATAATGTATACGCGCTTAAAAAACCCCTCTTCTTGCAGGATTTAAAGCTTGGAGGGAGAGAGGCTGCAACCAATTTTGAATTGAATAATGAAAGATACAGTAAAGAAGTTTTTTCAGACCCCATAGAGTTGTCGGATCAAAAATCTAATTTCTTTAAAAACTCTTCCGTGATGAGAATAAGTTCGCAGAAAGAAAATTTAGACGACCTCCTTGAGCTTTTATCTTCAATACCTAAGAAAATCCATATTTCATGGAAAGATAAGTCTGTATTAGAAAGCTCAAATCAATTAGCAGTAAATGGAATACAGAATCTAGTAAAAATAAACCCAGAATGGAAACTTGAAATTTCAGATGATAATGAAGTCGAACTATATTTAAGAGAAAATTTATCAACTATAGATTATAATTTAATAAAAGATGCCCCAATTGTATCAAAAGTTGACACATGGCGTTTATTAAAAATAATTAACGAAGGTGGCCTATATACAGATATAGACAGGCATGCAAATAAAAACTTAAATTCAATTATAGATATAAATTCAAAATGCGTTCTACCACTACATTCTAATCATGGGAAAATTATAGATTTTTCGCAAGATATTATGATAAGCGCCCCAAATAATCCACTACATAAGTCAGCGCTAGACCTAATGCTCAGAAGAAGAAGGTCAGGATGGCAGGACATACTAACATTGGCACCAATTACCTACTTTCATGGTTTAACCAAAATTATATACGGCCATTCACTCGAAAGGCGCCCGAGTCAAAAAGTTCTTGATAAAATAATTCAAAAAATAAATCAATCAAAGTATGTTCAAACTTTCGTAGAAACCCCTCCTGAAAAAACTTTTATTTTTCAATACAATAAAGAAAACTTTAATACAGCCAACGGTCTCGGAAAGGAAGCTATGTACGACGAAAGCGGTGTTGAGCATTGGGGGGTAAAAAACCCCATAGATAAAAACAAAATGAAATTCAAATGAATAAAACAACTCACATTTTTAATCCAAGCTCAATAAATTTTAATGGCAAAAAATATACTATCGCGCGAGGAGAAGACTACAAAAACTCACCTCCGCCCAGAGGCTCCTTTAATGGTCAATCTACCTATTGGCTAAAAGAAAATTCCGGAGAATATGTTAAATTAAAATTCAATATAAAAGGGGAAAAATTCGACAGCTATATAAAAAAAGACGTAAATCCAGATTGTAAATTTCCTGAAGATATAAGATTTATACATGGTACAGAAACAATAGAAAACGGCGATATCATTGCTTTAGCTACGTGCACAATAATAAACCAAGTTGTCTGCCATAACGAAGAATGCAAAAAATTGTCTATTGATTTTTCAGCAGGTTACTGTTCAGTAAACTTATCCAAACTAGAAATAACTAATATTAAAAAGTTTGACCCAATAAACCAAATCAATCCAAGTAAAAACTGGATGTGCTTTAAGCACGAAAACTTATTTTACGCAATAAGCTCCATGTTCCCACTCGTTTATACAACAGCAGATAAACTAGAAAATATTTCGTTTAATAACTCCAACTTAACACAACCTATAGAACTCAGAAACTCATGCAATCCTGTAAATATTAATTCTAATAAATTTAAGATGCTTTGCCACGAAAGAAGAGATACATACGAATACAAGTTTAACGAGATAAGCTTTGAAATAATAGATAAAGAAATAATAATAAAAGAAAAAAAAGAAATAAATGCCCCAGAAGACAAGGCTTATTGTTGCAGCTTAGAAAAAGAGGGTGCAGATATCTTCGTATTATGTGGAGTGCATGATAGATATTGCTCTAGATTTAAAATTAACCCTAAAAATAAAGCAAATCTTTTAGTTTTATATACTCAATTCGATTCCAACAAATATCCTCATTCTTTTAAAATTTTATCCGACGCCTTATACAATAAAGGTATAGATTTTGATTGCATAGTGATAGATAATAAACGAGAAGACTTAAATAAACTTCAAGGAAAAAAAATATCAATAATTCCAGGTAACAACTTAAACTGGGAATTTTCGGGCTGGCAAAAAGGATTCAACGAATCAAAAGGCAAGCATTATGATTTAACTTTAATAACAAATGATTCTTTCTTAAATTATAATACAAAAATTATAGACAAACATTTAAATCAAGATTTATTAAATGTATTAAAAAAACACGATATAGTTTTCGGAAAGATTGATGGATTAAATTTATCAAAAAAAAACTTTTCACTAGATAACATAAAATTTAACAACTGGATTTGTAGCAACGCGATTATTATACCAAATAAAATACTGCAAAAAATAAATTTAGATAACTCTTCGGAAATAAAAATTGACTCATTAATTCAGGATGAAAACGAATTAAATTCATTTCTAAATTCGCCAAGGATTTCAAGCGATTTAAAGAATCACATAATAAACTGGCTAACAAAAGGCTGGCATAGTAAATTTAAGATAGAATCAAATGTTAAACTATTCAAGAAAAAAACTGAGTGCATAATTAACGAGTTATTATTAACAAGCAAGATTAAAAACGCAGGAGCAAAAATTTTAAACAGTGAAGATTTTAAATTATATTAAATGAATAAAAAACAACAAGAATTCATAGACCTAAAAAAACAATGGCTTAGTTTTTTCAACAATGATAGATTCGGAAAACACAGAAAGCTTTTTGATTGGGTTAAATACACAAGCTCTCAAATACCCGCAACTCAAGAACCTGAAGATAGATTCAATTGCTTTAATCCATTCAAGAAGATTGCTATTATCAGCTTGTATACTAAAGAAATTTCTGAATTCGCTATTTATTCAGAAAAAAGCATTAAGGATTACTGCCAAAAGCAGGGTTATAGCTTTTACGTCTACAGAGAAAGTTTAGATAGAAACGGAAGTCCAAACTGGTCAAAATCTCAAGCGCTACTTAATCATATCGATGATCACGATTATATTGTATGGATGGATTCAGATACTTTAATTTTCAATCCAGAAAAAAAACTCGAGTCGATTATAGAAAAAGCTCCTAAAAAATTCATACTTGCCACAAAAGACATTGGCAATCATTGCATGTTAAATAGCGGAGTATTATTTTTTAAATCTCATCAATACACAAAAAACTTAATCACAAAATGGAGAGATTTTAACGGAGATAAGTCTTCATTATATGCGAGTGGAGGAGATCAAGAAATATTATGCGAAATTCTACGAAAATCTGATGGTTTCGGATTTAATAGAAAAATATTTGAAATGAATGAATTCAACACGGATCCAAGATTAGTGAACGAAGATACATTTATATTACATTTTATGGCCTACCCGCATGAATTAAAAAAAATATTCATGAGCTATTGGTGCAGCTAAAAAAACCTTAAAGCCCTTTGTTTGTCAGGGTTGCAGAAAAAATAAAAGTTCCCAAAAACTTTTTTTAAACGTAATTAATAGTAATGGCAAAGGTATTCCGTACCGAAACATTAAGCCTATCGGACAATATCCGATTGGCCTCGAGTGGAGCTGGCGCGTTCGAAATTCAGAGCGCAGGCGGATCCACACTAATGAGTAAAGCTACAATTGAAAGCGATATCTCATCCCTTCAAGCTCAGCGTAACGCAGACGAAGGCACTACAGATAGTGACGTTTCCAGTCTTGCTGGCGATATCTCTACTAACGCTAATAGTATCTCCACCAACAAAGGTGAACTCGAAAGCGACGTTTCTAGCTTACAAGCTCAGCGTAACGCAGACGAAGGCACTACAGATAGTGACGTTTCCAGTCTTGCTGGCGATATCTCTACTAACGTTAATAGTATCTCCACCAACAAAGGTGAACTCGAAAGCGACGTTTCTAGCTTACAAGCTCAGCGCGACGCAGACGAAGGTACTACAGATAGTGACGTTTCCAGTCTTGCTGGTGACATCTCCACTAACAAAGGTGAACTCGAAAGCGACGTTTCTAGCTTACAAGAATTAGCTTCAGGAAACACAGGTGATCTCGAAAGCGACGTTTCTAGCTTACAAGCTCAGCGCGACGCAGACGAAGGCACTACAGATAGTGACGTTTCCAGTCTTGCTGGTGATATCTCTACTAACGTTAATAGTATCTCCACCAACAAAGGTGAACTCGAAAGCGACGTTTCTAGCTTACAAGCTCAGCGCGACGCAGACGAAGGTACTACAGATAGTGACGTTTCCAGTCTTGCTGGTGATATCTCTACTAACGTTAATAGTATCTCCACCAACAAAGGTGAACTCGAAAGCGACGTTTCTAGCTTACAAGCTCAGCGCGACGCAGACGAAG